CTCTCTTATTCTCCTTTGGCTGCTTTAGAGCTTTATGTTAAAAAAACTAACTGATAGATTTACAAAATAACAAAGCATGATTGAACTGAATAAGATATATAATGAAGACTGCCTCGAAGGGATGAAACGTATTCCTGACGGAAGTGTGGATTGCATCGTGTGCGATTTGCCGTATGGTGTCCTCAATAAGCAGAGTGAAGGAGGAGGATGGGATAGTATTATTCCACTTGATTCTTTATGGAAGCAATATCTTCGTATCAGTAAGCCCAATGCGGCTATAATATTGTTCGGACAGGGTATGTTCACGGCAAGACTGATGATGAGCAATGAAAAGATGTGGCGCTATAATATCACGTGGGATAAATGCCGTACAACAGGCTTCTTGAACGCAAAGAAGATGCCATTAAAGCAAACGGAGATCATTTCCGTTTTCTACAACGGACATCCGACCTATCATCCACAAATGCGTAAATGTCTTCCACATGAACGCAATCACAGCAGAGGAAAGCAAGAGAAAGAGCAAACTAACAGATGCTACGGAAACTTTGGCAAAGCGAAGGATATGATAACTGACGAAAAATACCCAACTGATATTGTCGTATTTCAGAGGAATATTCACAACAGCTTCCACCCCACTCAAAAGCCCGTGGCTCTTATTCAGTACCTCATTCGTACCTACTCCAACGAGGGAGATTTAGTGCTCGATAACTGTTCTGGAAGTGGCACTACTGCAATATCGTGTATAAAAGAAAAAAGGAATTTTATATGTTTTGAGAAAGATGAAACATATTGGAAAAAATCTGTTGAAAGAGTGGAAAACGAGCAACAACAATTAACTTTGTTTTAATATGAAACATATAGATTTGACAGGTCAAAGATATGGGAAATTGGTAGTTTTATCACAATTACCAAAAGAAGGTAAATATTACATATATTTGTGTAAGTGTGATTGTGGTAATACTATTGAAGTGAAAGCAGAAAATCTTAAGAGTGGTAAAGTAAAAAGTTGCGGATGTTTGAAAAATGCTCCTGCAAGGAATAGACTTCCAGACAGAAAGGACGCTATTCTTCGCAGAGAGTATTCTTCCATTAAAAAGCGAAACAGAAAGTTTACTGATTACGATAATGTAATTAGTTATGATGAATACAAATCTATTGTTAATGCACCTTGCAATTTCTGCGGATGTGTTGGTTCTCGTTCAATAAATGACAGGTTGAGGTCAAGGGGAAAAACACATATCTGTTCAAATGAGGTAATACACATAAATGGAATTGATAGGATTAATTCATCGAAAGGCTATATAAGTGGGAATTGTATATCGTGTTGTACTACTTGCAATTATGCGAAGAACACTATGTCAATAGAACAATTCAAAACATGGATTAGACGAGTTTATGAACACTATTGTAAATAGCACCACCGCCATTGCTTGTATAAAAGAGAAGCGCAACTTCATCGGCTTCGAGCTCAACAAGGAGTATTACGACAAGGCTTGCAAGCGCATCAAGTTGGAGCAAGCGCAGCTCACGCTGTTCTGAATCGCGGACAACACACAATGGTATTGATAGAATACAACTGAACTCATAGTATATATACCCGCAAGCCTCCGGTGTATCCACATGGCAGCCGAATAGCAGAGCCGTGTAGGGCCGGACGGCTTGCTTTCCTAAAAACGCATCACATGAAGAAATTCAAGAACAACAATGACATCCCTTTCGAGAGGCAGATGCTACCCATAATACGGTCATACGACCAACTCAGAAGCCTCGTACAGGAGCTCAGAGAGGAGAACATCCAACTCCAGAAGGAAAGGGATCTCGCAGAGAGATGCCGCAGGGATTTCCAAAGCGAGAACTCAAAGCTGAAAAAGAAAGTCCAGTTCCTTGAAAAGATACAACACAGGGAAGCGGAAAAACAGGCTGCAGAAGACATGAAAAAAACTCCATAACAGCAGTCCTTCGCACAACGGATGAAAAATCTTTTTTTCGGGAAAAAGCTAATAACCTAAATTAGGATATTAGGTTTTTTAGAACCTAAAATGCTAAATTAGCATATGAGAAAAATAACCCTGACATCCCAACACGCAAGCCTCTTGAGGAAAGTACCTGAAGAACACCTCGGAGACATACTTCTTGCAATAACGCAATTCCTTGAAGGTCAGCAAGATATAACGTTTTCAGACCCTCTTTCAGACATCGTTTTTACGGCTCTCACTATGGACGCAAAAACCGAAGACAGAAGGAAATATACATCGGCGGAAAACGGCAGAAAACATACAAAAAACCTAATTTCAAAAATAGGTTCTGAAAAACCTAATTCTGAAAATAGGTTCAAAGAAAAAGAATCACACAATAATGATAATATATTTATTAAAGATGTAAATATAGATAATGGGAATTATACTATCCAGGATGATAATAATATACAGGATAATATACAAGACTTATCTGTAGATAATATAATTCAAGAAAAAACCAACATAAATGTTGGTAAAAAAGAAGTTCTTTTTTCGGAAGAAAACGAGAAGAAACCAAGCAAAGAAGACATCGACTTCGACATGCTCCGGCTCTATTTCAACTCCAAGATGAAAGGACAGGCCATACGTCCCGTAAAGACAATGACCGACGTCAGAAAAAGGGCAGTTTCGGCGCGCGCGCGTATGCACGGGAAACAGAGCATCCAGACCGCCATCGACAAGGCGGCGGCTTCCGACTTCCTCAACGGACACAACAACCGCAACTGGGTGGCCGACTTCAACTGGATATTCCAGGAGAACCGCTTCGTGGATATACTTGAGGGGAAATATGACAACAATAAACAGCAAAGCTATGCAACAGGACAGAACAACGGATATGCCTGCCGTGACGAACAGCGGGAGGCGGAAAGACAACGGCGTCTTGAAGGTTACGCCGAAATCATCAGAGAAGGTCTCGAAGACGCTGCAAGCGATCCTCGGGCGCTGGCCAACAGGCTCGGAACTTCTGGCGACTTTCCACGTGACACGCCAGGCACAGATTGCATCGAACCCTTTTAGATGCCATTTCTCCAACGCACCCACACTCGCACAGGTGACACGGCTCTACGGAGAAGGACTCACAAGAGGATGGCTCACGGCACAGCTTGTAAACCTCTCGGAGTTCAGCGGGGCGAGAGACAAGATAAACGATATGCAGCTGCGTGAACTGGTGCAGCTCGTAATCTCTGACAAGTATTTCCTCAACATGGCGGAGATAATGCTCTTCTGCCACCGGTTCAAGACCGGCAGATACGAGAAGCTCTACGGCACGGTAGACCCAATGGCGATAATGCGCTCTCTCCGGGAGTTCCTGTACGAACGCAACGACGCCTTCCACGAGAAGGAACAGAAGGCGCTCGACGAGAAGATGCGCAGGGACAGTCTCAACGCCGTGAGCTATCGGGAATATCTCGAACGAAAAAAAATGAAAGACGAATGTAAAATCACTGACTGATATGGAAGACAAGACAAGGGAAATGGCGGAGGCTTTCGCCGACAGGATAGACGACGGGCAGCGCACCGCAAGGCAATGCGCAGTGCTCGCATACATGAAAGGGGCTGAAGGAAGGGCAAAGGCGGCTTGGCATCCTGCCGATGAGCTGCCGGAACATCCGGAAAAGGGCATCGTGATTGTCACGAAGGTAAGACGGCGCTTCGTACACGCGACATTCAACGGAGTGGAGCCCTGGAACGCCAAAATCAAGAACATCAACGCCTGGAAGTGGGCATACAAGGAGGATTTGCTATGAAATATCGCCGTAGAGGCTGCTACGATTGCCTGTGGCGCGATGAACCGCACAATGTGGGCAATTGTCCCACCCCTGACGAGAAATGCGGCGAGAAGTGCCCAAAATGGGAGTGGAGATATGAATGAACTTTTAAAACAAGACAAAATGGAAAAAATCACAAGAAAGACAGGAACGTTCTTCGTCTGCACAGTGGCATACGAGAACGTGGAAGCAAAGAAAGTAAAAGAGCCTTATGTAATCGACGCACAGAGCTTCGCAGAGGCCGAAGCAAAGGTCCTCGGAGAAATGGACGGGTTCCACGACGTCGAGATGGCCGACATCAGCAGGGCGCAGTTCTCGGAGATATTCTCCGTGCAGAGTGACGAAGACATGAAATACTACAGGGTGAAGATAAACATTGTCGCACCCGACGAACGCACAGGAAAGGACAGGAAACAGACGATGTGTTTCCTCGTCATGGGAACTTCCACGAGAAACGCACAGACGAACTTCGACGAGGCAATGAGGGATACGCAGGTTGACTTCTCGGTCGAAGCGATAATTGAAACCAAAATCGTCACGGTCCTCTGATATGACGCAGCGTGAAAGGAACATAATACAGATAATCCTCAAAATGGAAGACAGTGAGCTCTGCCAGGTCCTTGACCTGGCAAAAGCGGTGTCTTCTCCCGATGCGAGGAACATGATCAACAGAATATTGGAGAAGAGAAACAATGGCAACTAAAAAACAGACAGAAAAGGCTGAACTGGCGGCGCAGCAGGAACAGAAGAATGAAACAGCCGCGATGGAACTTTACAACAGACTCCGCAAAGTGCCGCAGGAGGCACTGAAGAATATACAGGCAGGACGTCTGAAAGGCATGAGTGACATCAACCCGATGTGGAGAATACAGATGATGACTGAAGCGTTCGGGACCTGCGGCTTCGGATGGAAATACGAAATCGTGAAGCAATGGGCTGAAACCTACGGAAATGAGACAAAGGTGTTCTGTAACATCAATCTCTTCGTCATGGTTGAAGGCCACTGGTCTGATCCGATACCTGGAACTGGAGGTTCCGCCGTGGTCAGCTCGGAGCGTAACGGTGTCTATGTCAACGACGAGGCTTACAAGATGGCGCTCACCGACGCTCTCTCGGTGGCGATGAAGGCGCTTGGCGTAGGTGCTGACGTCTACTACTCCAAAGGGGCACAGATAGTGGACTCTTCCACTAAATACAACATGAACGAGCAGCTGGCAATGGGGCAGGTGCAGCCATCACAGCAGACTCCACAGGAACAGCCGGCGAAGAACAGAAACAGCATAAACCCAAACGACATCTTCCAGGCACAGGAGTTCCTTGCCAAGGCAACCACAAAGGAACAGCTGAAATGGATTTACGTCACTTTCGCACCATTGCAGAAGGACCCTACTTTCATGGGATTGTGCACCCAGAAAAAGAAGGAACTGAAAATCGGATGAAAACTTTAGCATATTCTCATAACACGTTGTAAACAAATGATATAATGGAAAAGGAAAATCCTACGGAAGGTAACATCTCTCTGGCTGACTCCGGGGTGTTTTTTGACCAGTCGCAACACCGTTATTTCCTCGGGGGGAAAGAGTTGTCGGGTGTTACGTCTACACTCATAAAAAGAGCGTTCCCTTCCACTTACGACAACATTCCGCAGGCTGTGCTTGACGCTGCGGCTCAGAGGGGGTCGGTGGTACATGCGTCGATTGAAATGTTCAACGGCATCTTCGACGGAGACGACTCGATGTTCCCTGCCGACGACTGGACGCCGGAACTGAGGTCTTACGTCGGAATGGTAAAGACCAACGGACTCAGATGTCTGGCTTCTGAATACATCGTCACCGACTTTAAGGACTACGCTTCGGCAATCGACGGGGTGTATGCGGACTCCGACGGAGGGATTGTGTTGGTTGACTACAAGACCACCTCGCAGCTCTACTACGAGAGTGTGGCGCTGCAGCTCTCAATCTATGCCCGCTTCTTCGAGATGGTGAACCGCGGACTAAAGGTCAAGTCCATAGCCTGCATGTGGCTAAGAGGCGACAAGGGCAGGTATGTGGAACTGGGCAGGGTAAGCGACGGAGTGCTCGATGAACTCATCCGTGCCGACCTTAACGAGGACCTGTCTTATTCCTACACTCCTGAAATACCGGGCGACTTCTACGCTCTTGAACAGGAGTTCGTGGAGCTCTCGCGGAAGATCGGAGGATTGCAGGAACGGCAGACTGCCGTGAAGGACAAGATCCTGGCGCTCATGCGGCAGAACAACGCCAAGTCTTACAAGACGGCGGCAGGCTCTTTCACTTACGTCCCCCCTACAACGGGGAAGAAATTCGATTCGGCCAAGTTGAAGGAGGATGACCCTGACCTCTACGACAAGTATGCCAAGGAAAGTACAATCGCTGCATCCCTGAGAATTAAACTTAAAAAATAAAAACTTGAAAAAATGGATATACAAGGAAAAATCATCGCGGTGCTGGAGACTCGCTCCGGCGTTTCCGCAACCGGCACACAGTGGCAGGTAGCCTCTTATGTACTTGAAACTGACGGTATGTACCCAAAGAAAATGGTGTTTGAGGTCTACGGCCCTGACCGCATAGCGCAGATGAACATCCGGCAGGGGGAGGAACTGAAGGTGTATTTCGATGTGGATGCACATGAATGGAACGGCAAATGGTTCAATTCCATAAAGGCATGGAAGGTGGAACGTCCCGGAGCAGGACAGACACAACAACCGGTACCACAGCAGACGGCGTTCCCAGAAGCTGCGGCGGCTCCGGCGGCAATGCAGCAGCCACCGCAGAGCGGAGACGACGACCTGCCATTTTGACGAGACGGCGGACATGGTGATACGAATAGCCGAAAAGTATGGTATACGACTTGTCAGACTGTCTTGAACGTGAACAGTTCACCGCCAGAGTGGAGTACCTCATGGGGAAATCTTCCCCTGGGGGAAACACTTTCCGGGTGGAACTTACGGAGAAGAAGCAGCGCACGTTGGCGCAGAACGCATATCTGCATTGCGCCATGGCTTATTTCGCATTGCAGATCGGACTGCCGACGCAGGAGGTCAAGGAGGTGTATTTCAAGGCAGTGTGCAATCCCGACCTGTTCCAGCGAACAAGGTTTGACAATATCCTGGGATGCGAACGTACCTTCATGAGGTCTTCCAAGGATCTCACCAAGGAGGAGATGACCACGGCAATCGACAGGTTCCTCAAATTCGCATCCGAAAAGGCAGGGATATACATTCCGCCGTCCGACGAATATATCGCAGTGCAGAGGATGCAGCACGAAGTGGAACGAAACAGCAGATATTTATGAACAGAAAACACAACAGGAACTTTCTCGACATCCTCACGGAGGAGGAGAAGGTGTATTATACGAACTACAAATCGGGGGGACTCGTCACTTCGTATGATGTGAAGATGCAGAACTCGATTTGCAGAAAACAGAAAAGATACAAGAAGGAAAAGGAATGGGCGGAAAGGATGGCCTATGACATAGCAATCGACTTCGGTGTTTCCGCCGGACTTGTCTCTGATGTTCTCTACTCTGCAATGGTGTGGGGAGAAACGATAAAATAATATATTGAATCTTTCATGATGCAGAAAGTTATCTATTGGCACAGAAGACTGAGCCAAAACGCTTTGGATAAAATCAAGCGGCGCTTTCACATCACCGGCACTACGGTAAACGGAGAGAGCATCGCTACCATCGACGATGGTGATGAAGAAGCATTCCGGAAATGCATCGACGGAGGCTTCTTTATAGTGAGAAACAAAACAATAAAACTTTAATTTCTATGACAGAACAGACAATTACATTCACTCCCTCTGCCTCATTGCGCAAGGGTCTGAAACTGATAGCAAAGGGCATCTGGCTGACCATCGGCTCCATCGGCAGGCTGCTCGATACCTGTATAAGGCGCTTCCCATACGTATGGATTGTAACGATTCTGATTGCTTCGGTAATCATAGCCCACGTCAACATCGGCAAGGCGAGGGCTGAAAGAGACCGCCTCAACAAACAGAACTATGAACTGACACAGAAGGTAGAAAAACTCTCATACGGAAAATACGATGGAAAATAAAGACTGCAACATAAAGGTTGACATACGTAAGCCGAAAAAAAAAGTGCTGAAGGTCAGCACAAGTAATCAGTTGTCGCAGGCTCGCTTCACGCGCCGAAGACAACACACAGAGCTAATCGCAAAGCGAATCAACTATCAGAAAGCTTGCGACAGTGTAGGCTGCCTCCTGTTCCTCGTCAACGACCAGGCAGGCTTCGCCATCTTTGATGCAATGGATAGGCTGAAACGCTCACCTCTCTACAAGCAGAAGGTGAAGCAACTGGCAAACAAGGCGAGCAAGGCATACGACCTGTATGAGAAGACACGCCGCTCCATGTTCCTAAACAAGGACGTGGAGGAGCTGAACTACATCCTGCAGGACAAATACCAGGACTGGTTGCAGAAACATGTCAATATGCTCCGTTTCGCAGCGTACAACGTGCTTACCCGGCTACAGGTGCCTGAACGTGAAGCCATCTCCTATGCCATCGCAGCCTACGGTGTCCTCTATCTCGCTGAGACGACCTTCGACATGCAGTTCGAAGCGCAGAGAATCCTGTACGGTGTAGATGTACGTAAGGAATATGCCTTCGCTTCCATGCACGGCATCAAGCGGACGTGGAATGATCTCCTTGCATATCTCGTCCCGGAAGACGTGACAAGGGCGGTCAGCGATGACCATGATTTCCGCCTTGCAATGGAAATCCTCACCAAGAAGGCTTCGGATGTTGACGTCCTCAACGACATAGCCGGAGAGGTGATAGTCGAGAACAAGGAAAAGCTGCTCGCCAATGCCAGTAGCGACGAAGTAAGAGAATACATCGAAAAGGAATACATCGAAAAACTACAGGAACAATGACAACACTACTAATTTTCATCATCGTCTGCCTCTTGGTCGCAGACATAATTATCCTTGTCTCCCTCAACCGCATTATGAGGGAGAACGAAATACAGAAGGAGAAATACACCAAAATGGAAAAGCGCCTCACCGACAAGCTTTATGAGTCTGCCGGAATCATCCAGGCACTGCAAAGACACATCAACGGAATAAAATAAAAGCTTATGATAACATACAGACTCAACCAGCTTCCTCCCGAATACGGACTGATGGGTGTCGAACGAACCTTGATATGCCGATTGTTGGAAGCAGGGTTCAAGGTAAAATTCCTGTATGAGGCAGGAGAAATACAGGTAAGAGGCAAAGCATTTCATTTCTGCGAATGTGAAATCACTTTCCTTGAACTCCTCGACCTCATCAAGTTCATCAACTTTGTCGGCAAGATTACAATCGACCTTAGCAGCATTACAATGCTCGAAGCCGAGCTGAAAAGTTACCACAAATATCCAGAACATCCAGACGTCCCAGACCGTCTAAAAGATTAACACTATGAAACTATACAGATTTATGTCCAGGCAGGAGTATAAAGCTCTCGCAATGGGCAAGACGATAGTCAGCAGTGTTGACCACGCGAAGAGAGGCTTTAAATCTACAGCCAAAGGCATCTGTTTCGGCATCGGAGACTATGAGCAGGCAAAGAAAGACTTCCGTCATCTTAATGGCATTGTGGTGCCACATTATCTTGTCGTCTTCGATAAACCCGATACTCTGACATTCACTAAGTGTCAAGGACGATACACTGATTGGGAAAAGTTCGACAGACTATATTCCAAAAATCCCGAGGCATGTCCTCTTGGAGCAGAGCCGATGAAGATGTGTGACGAGTATTGCACACCGTACTATTCCTTGAACGACATTGTGGAGACCTACGAAGTGTACCAAATTATAAGAACATTCAATAACCTTGAAACAGTAAGAAGAATATGAAAAGATACATTATCAAAAATGCGGATGGAAGCGAGCAAAGCGAAATGCAAGCCATCCACAAATCACACAAAGAAGCCGGGGAAACCTTGATGGACTACATTTGCAACCACAACGAGGATTTGGATGTGGATGATGATGATTATTTGACACCCTTTGATTTCTTGCTTGAAGAAGTTGAAGTAACAGAGGTGAACGAGATTATCACCGATTTTGAAACGGCACGTGAATGCCTTGGCGGCAAGCCGAACATGGATTTCACCGTTACCCCAAAGGTGGTATCACGCAATGCGGTAAGGCTTGAAGATGTTACAAGGCTTGTGCAATCCCTTAACCCAAACCACATTGAAGCGTTGATTGCCTTGAACGAGTTGTTCACCATCGCACAGGCATGGAACAAGGAAGATGGATTTGTACCCGATTTCTCGGATTGGGAACAAGAAAAGTGGTTCCCTTGGTTCGAGTATGACAAGGATGCTGCGGGGTTCGTGTGTACGGTTACGTGTAACGCGCCTTCGTATGCGGATGCGTATATCGGTTCTCGGCTTTGCTTCAAATCGTCCGCGCGCGCCGCGCAATTCGGCAAGCAATTCGCCGACCTTTACAACAAGGTTTTCTTGTAAAGCTGTAAAAAAAAAATAATACACTATTTGACGAACAATGAATATAGGATTGGTAGACGTAGACTCCCACGCTATACGCAAGCAATTCGGTTCGACAATATATCCCAACCTCGCCTTGTGCAAGATTGCAGCTTATCACAAAGCGAAAGGTGACAATGTAGAATGGGCAGATATGTTCGGGGATTATGATATTCTCTATAAGAGCAAGATTTTCAACTTCTCTCCCGATGATAGCTATGCGTATCGTGCCAAGACCATCATTAAGGGAGGAACTGGTTATGATATACATAGCCAGCTTCCCGAGGAAATAGACAGGATGAAACCTGACTATTCGATATATCCCACCGTTCCTGATGATACTGCATACGGATTCCTCACAAGGGGTTGCCCGAACAAATGCAAATGGTGTGTGGTCCCTCGCAAGGAAGGCGCAATAAGGCCATATATGGACATTGACGAGATAACAACACCGACAAGACGAAAAATCGTTCTCATGGATAACAATATCCTTGCAGCTGGAGACTACTGCTTGGAGCAGTTTCACAAGATACTCGACAAAGGATATGTAGTGGATTTCAATCAGGCTCTGGATGCGAGACTGCTCACCGATGAATATGCCAGACTCCTTGCGAAGATGAAATTCATAGAAAGAAGAATCCGCTTCGGGTGCGATACACACAAGCAGATAGGCGAATGTGAACGTGCTATATCTCTCATAAACTCTTATGGGTATAAAGGGCAGTATTTCCTCTACACTATGCTGAATGATGACTTTGACGAATGCTATTCTCGCATAGCTTACTGGTGGAGGAGGCTACAGGAGAACAGGAAACATCGCAAGGAAGGAGATGTTTATGCTTATGCCCAGCCTTACCGTGACCCGGATAGAAGAAACATTGTTCCGCAATGGCAGCGTGATATGGCTAACTGGGTGAACAAGAAACAGCTATTCTATACCTTGGAATTCAAGGACTTTGAACCAAGGAAGGGATTTAAATGTGAACAATATTTTGAATAAAGATTAGCACTATGAAACATGGCAGCTTCAAAGAAGGACTCTATAAAGAAGTATAATTATAAATACAAATAACCATCCCTATGGGATATAAATATAAGTAATATGGACAAATGTAATTTAAAGAAGTACCTTGGTACTAAGGTAGTTGAAGCAAGACCAATGAACGAGATTGATGCAGAGTCTGTTGGCTATGCACGTAAGAACATTGATAATCATGAATGGAGAGAAGGTTATCATGTAAGGTACACCAACCCAGATGGCTCAACTTATGACAGTTGGTCTCCTAAAGATGTCTTTGAGAAGGCATACAAACCCTCAGATACAGTTCTTGACAAGCTCAAGATAGAGCGTAATGAGCTAAGAGAGCGTATAGAGAAACTTGAAGACTTCATAGGACAGGATTTCAGTGAAGCGAAAGAGAAGGTAGGCCACTATCAGGCAGCACTGCTTGTCTGCCAACGTAGTTACATGGTTAACTACCTTGAAGTGTTGCAAGCAAGAATAGATTTGATGGAAGAAAATAAGTAACTAACCATCCCTATGGGATATAAAATGAGCAATATGACATTGGATGAAGCAATAGAACATTGTAAGAAGGTAGCTAAAGAGCAAGAAAATTGTAATGTTGGTTGTTCTTTAGAACATAGGCAATTAGCTATTTGGCTTAGTGCTTTGAAAGCTATTACAGAAAATAACTATTCTACAAAAAATAATATGGAAAAGTATATTGGAACAAAAGTTGTCAAGGCAGAGCCTATGACAATGACAGAAGCGCAGAAAGTGCTTGGTAGAGAATTAAAGCCAGCAACTCTTGAAGAAGATGGCTACTTGGTAGAGTACAAGGACGGATATAAGTCTTGGTCTCCTAAGAGCATGTTTGAGGAAGCATACCGTGAAGTAGGCTCTGTTAACTTCGGCGGTGCTATTGACTTGTTGAAGGCCGGTCTTGCAGTAAGACGCAAGGGATGGAATGGCAAGGGATTATTTATTGTAAAACAAGTTCCTGCTCACATTACAGGGGACATCATTCCTAAGATGCAGTCACTTCCCCAGTCTGCCAAGAACATTTTGATGAGCCGTGAGAACCCTCACATCGACTACACCAATCAAATGCTCATTATCAACCCAGATGGAAGAGCAGATTCTTGGGTTCCTTCCGTATCTGATGTATTTGCAGAAGATTGGGAAGTTGTAACAGATTAACTAACCATCCTCCTCTTGGTGACAGCAGGGGGAGGGTAAACAATAAAGAATCATGAAAATACTATACAGAATACTGGTAATCCTGCTTTGGTTTCCTGCGGTAGTCTATGTTGCCATAGGACTGCCGATATGCTTTCTGATTTCTCCATTCGTTTTCCTTTTTACAGGAAAGACTAAAGGTCTTTTTTTTGAAATGTATCTTATGCTTATTGACAAGATGATAGATATACTTGACTATTATATAAAGAAAGGAGAGTAGCCATGAATAGTAGACAGCGAAAGAAATATGCTTATGTAACGATTAAATGTGCACATAACAAGTCATGTGAAGAACAAGTGCCTTACTGCGACTTCTATTACACACGCACATTTTTTAGGTGTCCAAGGCAGCCTCAATTCACAAACCACTTCGATGATGAGCTGGAGATGTGCTATCTGGATATATGCGGAAAATGCAAATCCTTCACACTCTCACGTGAGGCAATGAGGCTCGGAATGGAAAGAAGGAAAGCGGAAAAATGGATGAATCGCCATAAGTATTAACAATTTATTAGATAGACTGACTATGATAGACGATAAAGCAATAATGGCAGCAGCCAACAAGTATAATTCTGATAAAGGATTCCATGAGGAAATGGAGAGAATATCCTTCATGGATGGTGTTGCATGGTTCAAGCAAGCCCTTTGGCACACCGATGATGAAATCCCCGAAAGCGGAAAAATCATCCTCATCAAAGGCTTGGAATGGGACAACACGGTAGGAGGCTACAATCTTTTCAACACCACAACGGATATAGACCTTGCAGATTTCGACAGGGAAATACAATGGGACAACTTCTGCGAGTGTGCCGGGGTGAATTTTACATGGTGCTACATCGAAGATATATCTAAATAAAACATAAAGCGTATGAGTGGACTATTATCAATGATTGGAATACAGACAGAATTAGATTATCAAATAGATAATTCCCCATTTGATATTCCACGTATTAGACCCAATACCCCGAAAGTTAGTTTACCTTCTGACAAGCTGAAGTGTAAGCCAAAGGTACAACATGAGTTCACCATAAAGGGAGTGAAGATTATTGCTGCTTCAAAGAAGGATGCTATAAAGAAGTATAATCATCGTAAAAAAAGTAAAGAGTATGAAAGCAAAAGAATTAGCAGAACTGCTTTTAAAGAACCCAAATTTTGATGTTGTATTTAGCACTATAGATAATGGTGGAAGTTTTGGATTTAATGTAAAGCAGTTTAGAAACATTAATATCACTGATATAGGATATAGTGATAAAACTATTATCCTTGGTGGAGAAGAAGTATAATCATCGTAAAAATTAAAGCTTATGAGACAAAAATACATCCCAGGCGATTGGGTCAAATACATAGGAAATAACTCATTAAAATATGTGCAAATATGGCAGGTAAGAGAGAATTTCCTATTTTTGGAATCAGGGTATGGCGTGGTGAATTTCAGTGAAGTAGAGCCTATTCCCCTAACTTATGAAATGTTGGAGAAGAACGGATGGAAGTGGGATGGGCAGGATTTTGTTGGTGCATGTCTTCTATATCCTGAAGGCAACTATTTTGTTTTCGATGCATTTAGAACAAAAATAAAATATGTTCATCAGCTACAGCACTTACTCTTTGGTTTGGGAATTGATTTTGACTTTAATTTAGGGAATAGCAAGAAAGGAGGTGAGAAATGATTAACCCCGAAGATCTAAGAATAGGCGACCTGGTAAGGTTAAGCCGCGATTGCATATTTCCGAAAGGCACCATGTGCACTGTTGCCGATATACGTACCGAGATAGAACATAAGGATAAAAAAGGTGTTGTCAGTCTAAGTGCTATCAACGATGAAGACGACGGTCCTTGGGGAACTTGGTGCTGTAATATTGAAGGCATACCTATCACTCCCGAAATTCTCGAAAAGAACGGGTTTAAGGTTAGAGTATCAAGGGTATATTACACAAAGTTGATAGGATATGCAAACTTCTTACAACGAAATATTGCTATTGAACGTAAACGTAACGACTGGGCAGTATTCATCAGATACAAAAAATGCCCGACTCGGTTTTATTACGCCACATTCAATACGTCCACGAGCTCCAACATATCCTTTGGGTGCTTGGCTTGGATGCAGAACTAAAAAAAAATATATAAACGAGATATGAAATTTGGAATTATTGATTTTATGATGGCATCGCTTCAGGTAGCCTTCATCGTAATGAAACTCTGCGGAGCAATCAGTTGGTCGTGGTGGTTAGTTCTTCTGCCAATGCTCTTAATTGTGGTGTTTAACATCCTCGTACTCCTTTTTTACGTTTACATAAAGGTGTACGAGTCGCATCAGCTCATCAAGCAGTATGGCACCGACAACAAGCTTGCCATTCGTTTGAAAAAGATGCAGCAAAAAAGGGAGGAGATGGAGCGAGAGATTAAAAAACGCACCGAAGAAGTGCAAAAAAAGAAACGCAAAGAGTAGATATTATGAGAACCATTAAGTTTAAGGCAAAGACATTAGAGGATGGTAAATGGATTGTAGGCGATTTTGTTTGTGTCTTCCGCGAAGCCTGTATCAAGCCTGAAAGCAAGTTTGATGAGCTTTTACCTATATACTCCAATACCGTCTGTCAGTTTACAGGCTTCCTTGACAAGAACGGCAAGGAGATATATGAGGGTGATATTCTTCGCTCTGACGAATATCCCTTCAGTTGCATGGAGGATGGTGTGCGTGATAATTACTTCGGCATTATAGAGTGGAGTGATGAAGAGGCAATGTTTCTGCTTACCTGTGTCAAAAACCCAAAATCCGCTGTGCGTGGCATTTCTGATGGCATCTCTGACGAAATCACGCAACAGAAACTTAAGGACTGTGAGTTAGTTGGCAGTATCCATGATAAGGAATGGCAGGAGAAGTTGAATCTAAAAGATGAATAGAATATGACAAAAGAGCAACTTGAAATAGCGGTTAAACTGAGCAGGTCTTTAAAACAACTTGAATCAATTTTAGACTGTCTCAATGTATATAAAGATGAGGTTTGGTATATTTCATCTTTCAGTTTATCAAAGGATGAATTGGAAATGCCTGACATTTTAAGAACTGAATTTATTAAAGCAGTGAAAGACTGCATAAAAAGAACTGAAAATAAAATTAAGGAACTATAAAAATGATAGACAACCTAACAATCAATTTTGAGTGCAATGGCATAGTCCACACTCTCAGTGTCCCAACAAGGGATGAAAACCTGCCATACAATTTGGCAACGGCATTTACTGAGATTATAAAGCAGTCAGATGCAAACAGTGAAATGGTAATAGACAATCTCAAGGATGAGTTTGCTTATGAAACAAATTCTTGGATTTCAGTCAATGACAGGCTTCCAGAAATGGACAGGGAGGTAATTGCCCTTGATGATGAAGGGAGAATCTCTTTTGCCCACATCGTAGACCCTAACATAGCAAAATACTACAAAGGTTGGAATATCCCAGGCGTGCTTTATTGGATGCCATTTAATAACCCTTCAGAATTTTAAATTTATAATAAAAGAAGAACTTCTTGAATGGTTTGGAAAAACCGCTCTTGGTTATCAAGAGTTAGTAATTAAACTTTGAAATTATGAAAGAACTTACAATAGAAGAAAAAACCAAAGCCTATGACGAGGCTATTGAAAGAGCAAAGAAATTGTATGGTAACGGAATTACCGAAGAAATCTTCCCTGAACTCAAAGAAGATGATACCAAGAGAATAAGAAAAAATTGTATTAATTTTCTTGAACTTCAAAAACAACATCACGCTGCGACATTTGAAATAGAAGAATGTATTGATTGGTTTGAAAAGCAAGGTAAAAAGTCTGCTGATAAAATTGAACCGAGATTTAAGGTCGGTGATTGGGTTGTAAATAAATTTGGTGATTCATGGCATATAGATAGTCTTGACAAGAAAAACTATCAAGTATCTAATGGAAAAGGAAACTATAATTATTTTCCTATATCAAAACAAGACGAAATGCACCTTTGGGCTATTCAAGATGCAAAGGATGGTGATGTGCTTGTATGTAATATAAATAAAGCCGAAATTGGTGGTGATGTAGAAAAATTGCCAAATATTGTATCAACTATTTTTAATTTTAAAAAGTTAATAAATACTAGGGGCTATATTCATAGTTATTGCCATTTGTATGATAAACGTTTTTTAGGACTTCAAAGCACAATGTATTATAATTCTTTTGTGTATAACATCAGTCCTGCTACCAAAGAACAACGTGATTTCTTGTTCCAAAAAATAAAAGAAGCAGGATATAGATGGAATGCTGATACTTTAGAGTTAGAGAAGATAGAACCACCTATGTTTAAAGAGGGTAATGTGTTAATTAAATATGATACACTATTTTTATCTACTGGAATTATAAAAAATAATATAATACAAGCTTATTGTTTACGTGATGATGACACATTTATGGATTGTGATGTATCAATTTCTTCTTCATTAAAATTAGCTTCTGTAACTGATAGAAATAAACTATTTTCAGTTTTGACTAAAAGAGGTTATAAATATGATAAAGAACAGCATAAACTTATAAAACAAGAATTTAAACCATTTGACAAGGTATTGGTTAGAGATGATATAAATGAAAAATGGATACTAAGTATATTTGGTTGCTATGAAGATGAAGTAGATAAAGATTTTCCTTATGTTTGCCTAAATGGTCGCTATTGTTATTGTATTCCTTATGAAGGTAATGAGCATCTTCTTAACACTCCAAGCACATCAAAAGATTATTGAATTATGACGAATGTAGAATTGATAAAAGAACTATTGGAAACAGTGAAAAAGCATGGTGAGCTTCCTGTTTATATAGATTCAGGAATTATCAGGGATTATACAAAAGGCGACGATTCTATTAAAGATGTTGTGTGCCAGATGGGATGTGTAACTCTTTTTAACTATTAATTATGGATAGAGAACAAGCGAAAGCCCTTCTGCCTATTATCAAGGCATTCAGCGAAGGAAAGATAATAGAGTGTAGAGATAGCATGTTCAAAGATGACTGGAAGATAGTGAAGGAAATTCCCAACCTCTCATTTGGTTGCTTTGAATATCGCATAAAGCCAGAGCATCAATATCGCCCATTCAAGGATACAAAGGAATGCTGGCAGGAAATGCAGAAACATCAGCCATTCGGTTGGCTGAAAGACAAAAACAAGGATTCTGAGTTAAGGAATATACAGGCCCTGACTGAGGAAATGTCAACCATAGCTGATGAAGTGTACCTTCGTGGAATAAATCTCATCAACGGATGGCATGTCTTTGAAGAGGCAGTCAAAGAATACGCCTTTGCCGATGGAACTCCATTCGGTATTTTAGAGGAGGAATGAATATGGCATGGGTAGCAGTAGATAAAAATGGTACAGAAGTTATATGTAACCCTGAGCCTTATCGAGATACAGTAGATTTTATGTGGTGTATTGAAAGTGGTTTTTACTCTGGGGCTATACAGCTTCCAAAAGGTGCAATTAAAAAACTTCTTGGTAGAGAGCTTACATGGGAAGACGAACCTGTGGAACTTAGATAGAATTAATAGCTTGCAGATATGACAAAAGGTTACTAACGAAAAAATATAGAATATGCAAAAAATTATGTTCAACGACAAGTACGGACTGACTGAAGCCGTGCTTGCAAAGCGAAAGACGCAGACAAGGCGAATTATCACCAACAAGGAGATGCTTGAAATTATCAGAAAAGTCGAATCTCCCGCTTCGCTCTTTCTTGTTTACGACAATTTCGTTCTCAATCCCTATTGGAGAAAAAGATTTCTCAATAATCGCCGAGTTATGCGCTATCAGATGAACGAGACCGTAGCTATTGCGCAGCCGTATGCCGACATTACGCCTCAAGTAGATTGGGTAAAATGTATGATCCGCAAAGAGAATGGAGGTTGGAATAATAAAATGTTTGTCCGTGCCGAAGACATGCCCCATCATATCCGTATAACCAAAATTAGTATTGAACGTTTGCAGGACATAAAAAGCGAAGATTGCTTAAAGGAAGGTCTCTGGAGGGCTGGAGACGTAGGACTTGAAGGTACGACGTATTGGTATCATGGTCTTGCCAACTCCTCGTTTCGCACTCCGCAGGAAGCCTACGCATCATTAATCGACCGTATCTCCGGCAAAGGCACTTGGGAGAGCAATCCTTATGTATTCGTTTATGATTTTGAACTAATAGATTAGCCTCCAGAACATCCAGTAATTCCAGAACATCTAAAAAAACAACAATGAAATATGAAAAAAGAGTAGTCTTCTGCCAGTTTGAACCATTTGGTGAAGTAAAGACGATGTATTTCGTTCGTCAAAAGAAACATTGGTGGAGTAGATGGAAAATTATCGAAGAAGACGGTGTTCCACGACTCTTCACTTCAGAAGAAATATTGAAATTTAAAAACCTACAACAATGAAAAAACTCACTTACAAACTCAAAGCCCTGTGGAATATCCTCACGGCTCCCGCATCTTGGTATTGCACATTCAGCAAGAATGATGCTCCCTTCGTAGAAGCCGACATGCTGCATTCCGTCATCCTCAACGCCGCCAGGAAACTTGTCGAGGCGGAAGTGATAAACGAAACGCGTCTGAATATGATACAGGACATTCTCGAAGACCGTTCCGTAGTCCTCCACACCGTAGCCTTGTCCGACAAGGAGCTGCAAGTCCCCACACACTTTGTCTCCTACGACGCCACCGATGAGGACATCGCCCTTATGAAGGAAGACGAGTTTATCTAAAATAAAAAAAATCCAGAACGTCCAGAATATCCAGAACATCTAAAATACACTCACAATTAAAACAACAAGAACATGGCAGAAATACACGAAATGACAATGAACGAATATCAGAACCTCGCTCTTGAGACCGCAATATATCCTCAGCCGATAATATACCCGGCTTTGGGATTGACTGGCGAGGCAGGCGAAGTAGCAGACAAGGTGAAGAAAGTGCTGAGAGACAATGACTCGCAGTTCACACCCGAAAAGAAACTTGAAATCGCAAAGGAAATAGGCGATGTCCTGTGGTACTGCGCCACGCTGTCACACGATCTTGGCTACACGCTTGAAAATATTGCCTCGATGAATTATGCGAAGCTGCGTTCCAGACAGGTGCGCAACAAGCTGCATGGCAGTGGAGATAATAGATAAAAAGAGTATTAACCATCTAAACCAAACGCTTATGAACAAATCACACTTAGCACTCCTGCGCTCCAACTACGAGAGCGCATGCAATGCATACCTCAAAGCCTTCTGTCAAAAGCACGGCTTCTCCGAAGCCTACTGGGTAGCAGATAGGGTGGGCGAGATAGCTGACTGCAACGAGTCTTACACTTTCGATATGTCAACCATCCGTACCGACATAGACGAGGACGCTCCCGAAGAGCAGCTCCTTGAGTGGCATTCCTATATCGAGGAGGCTTCTCTCTTCAACCTCACCACCCCCAACTTCCACCACTGGCTCCACGGATGCCCACGCTCCTCTCCCGAAGAACTGCAGAAGCTAAGGGACATGCGGCAGGAGTTTGAAGACAAGATAAAGGAAATCAACAAACACAACTCATTCTAAAAAAATCCTCATCAAGTTGTCTGATGCAGCCTGGTGGGGATTTTTTCATTTGCGCCCTTTTCTGATGAAGAGCTTTCCGATCCTCCAACACTGACGCGTAGCAAAAGCATACACATACAGGGCACAGGTGAGGATGATTAGGATAAGGTCAGCGTCATACATCTCGTTGGTAATAAGCCACGATCCGTAAAACATCCTTATCACGTTCACACCAATAAGATATACGAACGGAATCCTGTATATCCAGCACAACTGATAGAAATAGCTTGCCGGCATCATCATCAACACAGGTAATACATAGGTCATGCAATACAGGTACGCCAGAGTACTTTCATTCTCTTCTATGTCCACTATAATCTCACGTGGGTTGGAATGAAAATCGAACACTCCATACCAATGTGCGAGCATTATTACCAACGGGACGTATTTCAACGCCCATTCATACCACCAGAACATTCCTTTGTTCAGTGGTAGCTTGTTTCCTGATTCTTCCATAAACTTACGGTTTGGTTGATTACCTTTAGATTTTATTACTTTTCTTTGCAAATTTAGCCATTAAAACTAAAAGGTTGTTATTTCTGTTAGCATTGGTTAACAGATTTAACAACCATTAGTGATAGAAATGGCATATCGTTTCATTTCCTCATGGCATTTATATAATGCCATATCTTGCTACCCTCCAGTCTGTAGTCTTCGTCATTGAAGTAGAACTCATAGGCAGCTTTCAGTATCTCCCCGTCAGAGAGCACGGCGCAGGTGTCGGCATAGAAGCTGTTATATGCCACAAACTTGTCCCACTCCGTTGTCCCTTCGGGAAACTCCAGTCCCTTTGTGGCTTCCTCTATCATCGTTGCGCTCCATTTCGGCTCTGTGTGTATCACTCCGTCCTTGTCGGTATATTTCAGTCCTTTCAGCGCCATTTCTGCGGATTTTTCACAAAAATGCTGCTCTTGTGCCATTTTTACGGCATTTAATAATATATACATTACCATAGTCATTCCTCCTAACTTAATTTATCCACAAGCGTCCTCACAAGTCCTTTCAGCTCGTTCATGCCGCTTTCAAGCGAACCGATGCGCTCGTCCTGTTTCTTCTTCTCGGCAAACGCAGGATTCCATTCTGTCTTTATCCTCTCGCAGTCTTTCTTCCTCGCCTCATGCTTTGCCACACTGTTTATGATGTCGTCACTCTCGGTCTCCAGTGCATCCACTTCTTTGAGTATTCCCTCCCTGTCTACACTGAGTATCGTGTTCCCTGCGCTCACAACCGAAGAGTCTGCCGGCATGGTGTAGGTGTTGTTTGCTCCGTTGGTCTCCACGGTCACATCAACAACCGTTGACGATGCCGTTCCGCCGCCGCTGTATTGCGGAAAGCGTGGTTGGGTAATCGCTGTCACCCTGCCTATCTCTTCTCTCAGTCCGTCGTCACCCTTGTGCAGCATATACACCGGATGTCCTTTCTTTATGTCCTTGAACGTCATAATCTTTGTCTTTTTTGGTTATACAATAAAAGCGGCATCCCGACTTGTGGAATACCGCTTGAAGTGGACTTTCGTCCTATTGTTTTAAAATTGTAAATGTACTGCAAAATAATGATAATGCAAAATTCAAGCGGCATTCCAATAAGTCAAAGAACGCTTCATTTTCTTTTCTTTCCTAAACGGAAGAGCCTCCGCACGGACTTCTTCTCCGTAGGCGCAGGCTCCTCCTTAATTCATGTGGTCGCTGTAGGGGTCTTGGTTCCCAATGCCGCAATCAAGGTGGCATTCTGTCTCTGCTGCGACAGTTCAAGCTCTGCCCTGTTCAGGCGAAGCTGCAGGTCCTCCTGCCAGTGTCCGTTGAGCGTGTCGATGATGCGCTGCGTGTTGGCGTTTGCGTTGGTCTTCAGATCACAAGCCATCTGGCTAATCTGGAACCCGAGGTTTGCTGATGCTCTCTCTATACCGGTATTGGTGTAGGAGAAGCCCTGCTGCATTCCGTTCACGATGTCCTTCTGACCGAGTTGGTTTTCATAACCCATCTTGATGATGTTCTGTTGCGTTTGGCAGCAGCAGTCCTTCATCTGCTGTACGATGTTCATGTCACCGAGGTTTACGGCGTTGATAACTCTCTCTGCGCTGTAACCTACCTGTCCGCCTACCTGCTGTATGGCAGCCTGTACCGCACAGATACCGCTTTGCAGCTGATTGAAATCGCAATTCAGATTGCTTGCCAACTGACCTAATGCCACGTTGTTGCCCTTGATGGCATCCATCAGAAGGTTGGTGTTGTTGCCGTCCTGCATCTGAGTTGACAACTGGTTCAGCTTCGACTGAATCTCTGCATCCTGTACCTGTCCGTTACGGTTGCCCCAACCGAAGCCGCCGCCACCGAACAGGGCGAGGAAGATAAGGTACATCCATGGGGAGTTGTTCCAGCTGTTCATACCTCCGTTCATCATCGCCGCCATAGCCATAGGGTCGTTCCCCTTGTTTGCCATCGCAGCCCATGCCAGAGCGTCATTGTTCCTCGCTCCGTCACAACATATAATCTTCTCTGCTTCCATAATAAAATGTGTTTGTGTCGTTTCGTTCCAAAATCAGAACTTGACGCAAAGATAGCTAATGTTCCGCCAAAGACACAACATTGCTTTTCGTGGCAACATCCTGCCACATTACGGCACAAAAAAACAGTCCTGCCTCCCGACAGAACTGTCCTCCTGAAAAACAATTCAATAATTACCTTAAATTTAGAAAGAAATCGTAGTAAAAAACATATCAACTTAAATGATGAAAAGTATCAAGTTCCTCTTTCGTCCATCGGCGGCTGACATCACCGACGACCTTCTTCCCTTGCGGTATCTTGCCTTCACGACGAAGCTTGTCAAACTTGCTCCTCGACATTCCGAGATACCTCATGGCTTCGGTCTTGTTGTAGGTCTTCTCCCTGCTACCGGCAAACATCTCCAGGCAGCTGAGAAACCTCTCGTTCTGCTCTTCCGTAGTGCTGCACCGTCCGCTGTCTATGCGGTCTATCAGCTCTTGCAGCAACGCTCGTATCATCTGTAACGTAACGCTCAAAACCGTCTCTTTATTAGCCATAGCAAAGATAGTGAAATTATTGCTAATACACAACAGATTGGCAGAAAATAATCCACCTTGATCTGCTCCCATCTCCCTAATTTCTTCTCCACAGGGAACGGCACTCTCACGGAGTCTGTCTTCATCACCGTGTCCGTCTTGTTCGTGTATATGTAATGGTCGTTATACACCTTTTTCAGCTTCTCCTTGAACACGGTATCTCCCTTCATCCACACGCTCACACTGTCATGCACCCACACGGAATCTCTCTTGATGAAGCTGTCCGTCCTCACCTTATATTCCGTATGATATTCGGGCACACTCACATATTTCGTCCTGCACGAAACCAAACAGACCATTATTAGTCCTATCAGTCCTATTCGTCCTATCAGTCTATAAGCCATAATATCCTCTTTTGATTTAGAAAAGCCCCTATCCTCACGGACCGAGGCTTGAAAAAAAAATTAACTAATACTTAAAACTATGAAGAAAAAAACTAAATATCCTTATATTCCTCCACCGCATTGAAGCAAGGGCAGCTCTTCTCCCATTTCTTCGGGTTGTCCTCTCCCCAGATGCTGCGGTGTCCCATTATCCTTGCGGCAGGGTACTTCTTGTGCAGTATGCCAAGCAGCTTTCTCAGTGTAGCCTTCTGCGCCGGAGTCCTGTTGTCAACCGCCACAATCTTCTTGTTCGGTCGCTCTATTCCTCCCACATAAGCCACATTGATGGCAGTGGAATTGTAGCCCTTCACTCCGTTGCTCACTTCCTCTACTGCGAGCATCTGGTGGGTGCCTCCGTCAGCGGTCACTACATAGTGATAGCCGGGCTGTTTCCATCCTTTCGCCTTGAACTCTGCCCAAAGCTCCTTCGTTCCCCAATTTTGGTTACTCGCCGTGCAATGCACGAAAATCCTTTCTATCTTTCTCATTTTAATTCTGTTTTTTGTCATCTTCTTCCTCAAGTGCCTCCTCGATCGCATCGCCTACGTCCTTGTTGCGCTTGCGAATGAGGCAGATGATGATTTTTTTTATACTCAGTTTGTTTGTCACTCCGTGCAGGGCGCAGATATGCCCCACGATGCTGTCTACTTCCCAGATACACCCGAAGCCGAGTCCAACCGCCGCCGTTGTCACGTGGTTGGCGATGCCCAGCGGCTCGAAGATGCCGAGACCAAAGATTGTTCCCAACAGCAGGTAGCCGATGTAGTCCATGAACTTGTTGCAAGTCCTTCTTCCTGCTCTCGAAAATCTGAAATGCTCCTTCTTCTGAAGGCTCTCGCTCAGTCCGTACCAGAAATCCGCTACTATCAGCACTGCTATCAGTATCAGCATCCACCGCAGGTCATACAGCACGCCCAGTGCTTCCTTTGAGAATGTTCCGCTACTTATGAACAGAAAAATTCCTCCTCTCGCCAATCCCTCATTCATGCGCACCTCCTTCCGTTATCCTTTTTTACAATCTTTCCCATTCAATTCCATTTATAAGGTTAAACCACCAACTTGTAAACACACACCGCATACACCATCGCCATTCCTGTAAGCTCCGCAGCTATCCATGCCCAGCGGCTTTTAGTCACCTGCATCACGGCGATATACGCAACAAGGCTCAAAGCAACTATCTCCCAACAGGTTGCCATTCCCCAGGCTACTGCACACACTCCTGCCACCTTTGCAGCAGTCTTGTGCAGCTTCGCCTCGTCACCTTTGTAATGGGGAGCTACGGCAACGAATATCAGCGAGGCGGCAGCAAGGAAGCCGAGGAATTTCCAGTTTTCGGGAGCCACTGCCACCATCACCGGCATCAGCAGTGCTGCGCTCGCCCCTATGCAGGCAGTGAAGAGCGTCATCCCACCTTCGTAGGCATATTCGCTCACCACCTCCCTGGCTCCATACTTCATTGCCATCACTGAAACGTATGCCGTGAATATCACACAGCTCAATACGACCATCCACATCATAGGCTCACCTCCATTCTCAGCTGTTCGGGATAGCCCTTGGTGTAGTCGTAGGCTTTCACCTCTTCCACTGTCTGCAATTTCTCCACGGCAGCCTTGTGCGCAGCCGTAACATTGAAGCACTCCAGGGCATACATCTCCAGTGCCGAGAGCAGTCCGATAGCCTTGTCGCAGTCCACCACTATCTTCATTCCTCCGAACCACAACGTTGTGGTTGCCTGCCCCATACCCTTGGCAATGGATGTGGAGTTCATCAAGCCTACACGCGTCGCCTTGTCGAGCCACACCACCGCGCCGTTGAGCGCAAAGCCGTTGACAGCATAAGATTTGTCGTAAGCGTCAATCTCTGCTATCTTCAACTGCTTGGCTGTCTGGAGTTTAAACGCTTGCATCTCCTTGCCGAACGCCTCGAACTCGGTCCTTACCATATCTTCGCTAAACGTAGCCGTCGGTACGGTACACTCCCAGCATTTGTAGGTGCCTGATTTCTCGTCGAGCGTCTCACCGATATGGTATATCGTAACGCCACCAAGCTCGTACTTTTTCTTAAACTTGTCAGCAGGTATCAGTGTGCTGACGAAATGGATTTTTGCCATGTCTTTACTTTTTAAGTTTGTATTTATTTTTGATTTTAATCTTCTTCATATTCACACAGTACACCATCTCCTTGTGCGGCATCATGTACCATGTCCTACGCCTTATGTTGTACGACGTGCGGTGCGCTATCAGCCCCAGCAGGCTGTTTATGCGATTGACATATCTTGTCAAATCTTCGGCGGACGGCTTTGCACATTCTCCGAACTCGTCTATCACGCTAAACAGATGCTCCGTCGTCCTGCTACTTGGCAGCGTGCGATATGGTCGTATCATTACGCCCGTAAACCTGACTCCGCTGTTTGCGCGTTGCAGGCTTATCTTTCGTGGGTGCAGCGTCAACCCGAGCCGTGTGCGCAGATATTCTCTCGCCCATTGGAGCGTAACGTGCAGCGCCTTCCTGTCTGTATGTATCGCTACAAAATCATCAACGTAGCGCCCGTAGCCGCCATTACCGTCTAACCTCTCTATCATCAGTTTGTCGAAGTCGGCAAGAAGGAGATTTGCGAGCAACTGACTCGGAAGATTGCCGATAGGTAGTCCTCTGCCTTCTCCGCAGGTAAATAGCGACTTGTTCGCAGGCAGCTTATCCCATAAGGTGAGGTCGCCCACTTTTATGCAGCTCTCTGCCGGATCATGCAGCACCACCATTCTCCACAAGTTCAGCCACCACTCAACATTCTCTCCTTTGTATTTCCCTCTTATCGTGCGTTCGAGAAGTCCGAATAACAGCCTGCGGTCTATACTCATAAAGAAGCCTTGCAGGTCGCATTTCAATATCCACGCCTCGCGCTTGTATCCGTCCGTTACACGCTCTATCTGCGCTCTCACATCGTCTATACCGTAGTCCGTACCCTTGCCCTTGCGGCAGGCGTAAGCCTTATCCGTCAGCTCTGCGTCAAGAAGTTCGCCGAATTTCAGCGCAAGCAGATGATGCACTATGCGGTCGCGGAAAGCAGCGCAGAACACCTCTCGCAACTTAGGGCGTGTGACACAGAAGGCTTTGCTTTTACCTATTCTATATGCGCCACTGTTAAGCTCGGTATACAACTGATAGTTGTTGGATATATAGTTTAACGAGTATTCTATATATCCGTGCGTCGAGCTTTTGTGTTTGCGGCAATCGTAATATGCGGCATATACGTCCTCAAGTGTCACGTATTCGTGTTCTATCTTCATGACTTTAGTTGGCATACACGGAGCTTACGTCACGTAGTGATATGCGAATACTGGCAGAACGTAGTACGAGAACGACTTGGCGTTGTTGAACGCGCTACTACTGTAGCCCCACGCGTTCGTAGCATTGTTCTGCGTTCTCGGCGCTGTCCCCTTGCGGTCCGAACACTTCTCCTTTCGGAGTTGCGTGTCAGCGCCCCTTGTCACATGTGTGACGGCTCTCCCGTGTTGCTTTTACGCTCCACGGCTCTCGCCTCTGCGATTCCGCTCTGCCTTCTGCCAGCCATACGCCTCTTTCAGTACCTTGTCAACTTGATAGTTAACGTTCGTCGCAGTCTTGACAGGCAAGAAATCCGCGTCGGTGAAGAGGTTGATTCTCGACTTGACTTCCGACATAAGCAGGATGAATTCATGCAGGTTCTCCTTTCTGCCTTCAAAACTCTCGTTGATTCTGCGAACCAGGTCGAGCGCCGTGCAAGCCTTGCTTGTCATCGTCTCATACGCTCCGTATCTGATGATACGGCTTACGTTCTTGCTGTACTTGAGCAGCAGCTTGCAGAGCAGATAAGTGTCCTTATATATGAACAGAGTCTCCGTGTATGCCATTTTGTTTTAAATTGTTATTTACCACTCTCCGCTTGCGTGCCGCTTGAAGCTCGCTTTGCTCGCGGAGAGATAAAGATTAAAAAGAGATAAAGAGATTAACAAGCGAATACTGGCAGAACGTAGAACGAGAACGACTTGGCGAGGTAGTTGAACGCGCTACTACTGTAGCCCCACGCGTTCGTAGCAAGGTACTGCGTAGAAGTCCAGCGTCTCTGATTCATCACAAAGTTGTAGTATGCAGTAGCTACCTCCTCTCCGTAAAGCGCCGTGAGCACCTGCTTGATGATGCCGATATTCGCTATATGCACATAGTCCTGTCCGACAGACATCAGGAAGCCGTGCAGCTCATGTCCTGCGATGCTGAATATCTGCTCATAGGCGTAGTCAAAGGCAGGCACGCTAAGGCTGCGCTCTACAGCCTCCTGACGCACGAGAAACGATGACGACTCGCCGTTGTAGTAGTTCGAGTCCTTCACATTGTTGCCGTCAAGCGCGATGCTGTCGAACCGCAAATTCTGAGTACACCATGACTTCTTCGGGAGTGCCGTAGGAGCCAGCATATCGGATATTCTTATCATAAACGTGCCTCGGTTCAGCGTGAGGTTAGCGTCCGCTACCTTGATAGCCATCGCTTCTTCTGCGGTCTTGCCAGCCTCCTGCCACTCCTCGAGGTAGTATTCGTTGAGGTTGCCATCGATGACAAATATGCCAGCACGGAACTGATACATCTTGTAGTCGATAAGACGCTGCGGCACACTCGCCGTGTATGTACGAGTATTGCGGTTAAGACTCACGCTGTAGCCGTCCTGATTCTCGACGTTGACAGTAAACTCCTTGCCGTAGGGCACATACAGCGACACCTGACCCTTTGCGTCAGCATTGTAGGTAGTGTTCTTGCGGTCTACCGTCACCACTACCGGCACGCCCTCGTATGCAGCGCCCGTGCCGTCGGTATACTTCGTTACCGTCACCACTACGTTCTCCATGCTCTCCTCGTCGTACGGTTTGTACTCCACGTCAATGTTGCGCGTCGCAAGCACGGCGGTAAAGCCGACTGGAGCAATGGGCTGCGCATTGCCGTACTCTGTGAAGGTAATCTGGTAATAGTTTCCTCTGTTGACAACAAACGACACCTTGCCTTCGCTGTTTGTGGTGTATGTCTGCGGTGTTTTGCCGTTGTTAATGAACACGTTGATTTTCACGCCGCTCACATTGATTGAGCTGACAGAAGAAGTGATAGTGACATTCACTGTTTCATCGGTATTCACCACGTCTACCGTCTTTGTCACACCATCACGATTCGTCACGGATATTACAGAGCCACCGAGCGTCACGTTCACTTTCTCTGCTTCCGCAGCCATAGCCGTAGCCTTCTCGCCTGCTGCCGTTGCCGCAGCCGCCGCATCGTTTGCTTCTTTCGCCGCGGATGTACAGTTTGATGTAGCCGTAGCGACGCTTGCCGTGCGCTCCTTGTCAGCCTTCACTCGTTCTGTCTCCGCTGTCTGCCGTGTTGCCTCCTCAGCTTCTCTCGCTGTCTCATTGCGTACACGCTCGGTCTCAGATTCCTGACGTATGCCTTCCTCACGGCTGCGTGTAGCTTCCGCTTCGGCACGCAGATTTTCCGCTTCGGCGCGCTTACCTTCATCTGCATTTGCCCTGCCGGTAGCCGTGTTTGCCGCACTTGCCGCAGTGTTCGCCTCGCTGATAGCGGTGTCGACTGCTGCTGCTGCTGCCATTGCAGCAGCCACCGCAGCATCGTTGGCAGCTTTGCTGTCTTCCGCCGCCTGCTCGCGCCTTGCCTCTGCACGCTGTCGTGAGAACTCGGCAAGTACACGTTCGGTTTCGGCGGACACTCTTGTCGTCTCGTTCTCCTGTCTTACCTGTTCCGCAGTGGTGCGCTCCGTTTCGGATGTCGTGCGTTCATGTTCTGAGTTGATACGCATGTCTTCCGCCTTCTGTCTTGCCGTTTCCGCTGCCTTGCGTTCCGCTTCTGCTTCCGCTACATCTGCGGCAATGTCGGTGGCTGGCTTGCGCAGGAAGGCGTACCAGTCTTCGAGTGTTCCAGTGTTGCCCTCACTGAGCCACACCTCGTATGCCGAAAGTCCGGGCTTGCCGATGAGCACGTTGCTCTGGAGACTTACCATGAAATCTTCAAATTCCACGTCGTCATCGTTCTCCTCGCAGGAATGTGCCACGAGTATGAATGCCTGGTCTGCACAGACAGTCCGGCGTGGTGCTCCTTCGGTAGCGTCTTCAAGTATCACTGCCCTTGCTCCTGTCATACGCTGCATGGAGGCAGGGTATGTGAAGCTTACCACGCAGCCTTCCACCGTGAAGGTGGTGATTTCTTCTTTTCTGTACGCCGACCTCACGTAGAGCTTCAGCGTCTTTCCTTCGAGGCTCACGGCTTGTCCGTCCGTATTCACCTCCCAACTGACATTGATGTCATTGCCGATTCTTACCTTTCTCATATCTTGATTTTTTGCGTTGTCAATTTTATTCCACAAACACTTCAACTCTCTCTCGCGTTCCGTCTACGTCGGTATAGTAGTTATACACATAGATGGCGAGCACATTCAGTCCGTTCTTCTTCGTTCCCCAATGCAGCTTCTCACCCTTTTCGATATACACTCCAGAGGTGATGAGTTGCAGACTGCCGTTCCAATACAACGGTCGGCGGTTGAACCATTTTCCGTCTGCCTGTTGTGCCAGAGCCGGTGTGTTGATGCCGTTTTCAGTGTCGGCTACGTATGCGTTGCTGACCCTCGCGGCACGGTAGTAATAGATGTCGGCAGGCTGTTTCATTATCGATTTCGGCTCGTAGCCTGCTCCTGTAGCGGCGCTTGGCATGAGCTGGCTCTTGAAGTTGCTGTCTATGATATTGTCTCCGTCGGAATTGGTGGTGTAGACATCATCATCGTATGAGGTCACACCGCCCATCACAACAACATTCGCGAAGAAGGTGCCGAGTCTTTCTGCCGAATAGGTTGACACACTGGCGGTCTGCAAGCCTTTGTTTTCAAGTCCGCCTGGACCGAGATTGTAAAGCAGGTTGCCGAGGTTGTCGTAATACGAGAGCACCATCATTCCGCTGTTCGGATCGAGACCGAACTGGATGTTCAGCTGACCCTTACCATTGAACACCTCCATGAGTCCGTCCTGTGCCTTCACGTAGCCCTCGCCTCTGTTCATCGTTGCAAGTATTCCTGCCGTGAGCTGTCCGTCGGCAGTGATTGCCGTGGTGGTTTTGCCCAGTCTGTTTCTAATTACGAAATTGTCCGCGGTGGCGATTATCTTCTGTGCCTCGATGTCGATACCCACGGGCAGCAGCTGTCCTGCCGTGAGGGTGCGCTCTGTGTATTCCGTTGCTCTGTAGCTCTTTTCGAGCTTCACTCCTGCCACCCACACCTCGCCGCCGGCAGAGAGCTGCACGGGGACAAGGGTGTCTTTCACGTCTTCCTGTGTGTGGTACACCGATGGGATGTGTCCTTCGTGGAGCATCACCTTGCCGACAGAACCGTATTTCTGCGTCATACGGAACACTACGGCAGGTGTGCCTTTCACGCTATTTGCCTGGAAGGTCACTGTGTGGTTCGTGATAGTCTCGTCGGCGGCTATCTCTATCTTGCCGTAAGCGTCTGCCGTGACAGACTTCCCGTCAAGGGTAACTGCCGTAGGTCCCATGTTGGCGAGGAGCAGGGACATGCCGAAATTGGTGGTGCTAAACTGTAAAGTGTATATCGTTCCGGCTGTAATCTTGACAGGCTGAGAGAGCTGACCGAAACTTGCGCTCGATGCTATGTTTGTAAGGTGTGCCATACCGTTGGATACCTCCCATGTACCCATTGTACTCCACGACGTGAGCTGTCCTGCAGCGTCGTTGTAGCCGGAGTTCTTTATCATGTTGTAGGCACTGAATGCCGTTGACCATCTCACGATAATCTTCCTCCAGTCTGCCGTGAGGGTGTTCGCCACTCCTCCTGTCGTTTCTGTAGCTTCGTGTCCCTGGTTGTCGGAGGCAAGCACGCAGCAGGCAGGACCGAGCACCGTTCCCAAGGTGCCTGTGCCCTTCACCCACATAGACAGGGTATAAGCGGATTCCCCGTCCAGTGTCACAGGGCATTGCAGCAGCAGCAGCGCCTTGTTCTTCGTATCTTTGTAATGTGCCACGGTGGTATGTCTTCCGTCCACCACGTATGCGTCGGTGGTGAGCTCCGTTCCCGATGCCTTCACCCATCCTCCTTCATCAAGGCAGGGCAGAAGATTGCCAATTACGGCAGGGTCTTCTTCGGCTGGGGTCCATGGTGTCGCCGTGTCTCCCTCTTCAATCTGCATGTAGTCGAGACGGAAGAAGCCTTTTTCCTGCGGACGCCTGTTGCCGTAAACGCTTACTGACTCATTGTGCAAGGCGTAGGCTGCCACATTGTAGTTTCCGCTCTCGGTGATGTCGAAGGTGACGCTTGCTGTCTGGTCTTCGCCGGTGATTTCAACAGCCTGTGCGAATGACCAACCGTCGTTATATAGGTAGACTTTCAGACAGCCTCCTGTGCTTGTCAGACTGTTTTCCGCCGTGCCTCTCGCGCTGAGCGTGTAGACAGTCCCTGCTTCAAGTCTCACTGTCCTGCGACACACTTCATAGCCGTTGCTCCTCAGCATCACCTTTGAGTCGGGTATAAGGTTGCGGTATGTCCTCGCCACGTTATCAACCTTCGCCGAAATCCTGTCGGCTTCCACTTTCAGCTCTGCGATGATATTCGACAGTTCCTTAGTGCCGTTTTGCGAATAGAAAGCGCCACGGATGACATTGCCGCTCGGGGAGAGCTTCGTCACCTCCTTGCCGTCGAGCCTGTAGTCGTTTATTCCTGCATATTGGATAAAGCTCGGCGCTCCGTCGCCAGTGGTGTTTATCATCACGGCGTTGCCTCTTTCCGTCGCCTGTGTCTTGCTGCCCAAGCAGCAGATGTCGTCACCTGCCGCCGGAATGTCACTGCCCGTCATGCAGTCGGTGCCGCTCAGCACTATCAGGTGGAATTTACGTCCGGCAAGGATTGTCTTGCCGCTGTTGTCGGTCTCGTAGGTGTTCGGCGATACCCATGTCACCTTGCGCCAGTAGTCCTTGTTCGCCACGTTCTGATAAACTCCAGTCTTCACGTTGAAAGTCTTGCATCTTGCCAAGTCGCCTTCCTTCCAAAGATTTTCCGTTGCCTTCTCACCATCGTCGGCAAGAATATAGCACCTGTAGTCCCCTTCTACCTGTTCTACGTGGTACAGACTGCTTCCTGCCGGGGAGAAAACGAAATTACCGCCGACATAAGACAGCTTACGTATCTCAAGCTCGTGGAACACCGCCTTGCCCCATACTTCGAGGTCGGTAAGCGAGAGCTTGTATTTCCCGTCCGTCCTCTTTTTCAGTCCGTAGCCGCTCTGCTCATCTGCGTTATAGTCAGTCGATGCTATCTCGGCCAGTGTCGCGTCTCCCGTGCTTGTGATGCCGTATTTCCCCAGAGTGAGGCTTTTCAGCACCGCCTCTCCCAACTCGCTGATGGAATACTCGCTGCCAAGCTGGATGCCGCGGAGGAATGTTATCAGTCCTTTCGCCGTATCTGCCTCCGTCTTCGACAGAAAATGGTTCTTACCTGCCTGGGCTACCATCTGTTCTATCTGCCTGCTCGTGAAGCTGCCGAGACCCAAGGAGCCGCTGACGATGCTTGATACCTGGTTCTGGATCTTCTTGATGGTGCTGACTTCCTTTTCTTCTTTCAGGGTTATCTCAAAGGTGGGGATTTTGCCGTCCTGCTCCTTTATCACGAGGTTGTTGATGGTTATCCTCGTGTCAATGGAAAGGTCGTCGTCCCTGAACTGGAGGATGTCGCCTTCTTTCAGTGTCTTGTAGAGGGAGATGGTGGTGCCTGTCGTATCGCTTTCGGCAGCATCATCCTGGCGTGCCATGAATATCTCGTCTACTTTCGGGGTGTAGGTCTTGCGGGTGTAGTCATTGTCATCAAGCTTGGCGATGGCGTATTTCAGCATCTCTATGGAGGCGTTTTCGATGTATTCTTTAGGCAGGTCAATGCCGGTAAGGACGAAATGGTCGCCTTTGCTTATAGGGAAATCCTTGTAGGGGAAATAGAGGTTGAGGTCGCTGTCTTTCGCTCTTTCAAGTTTCAGACGCCATCTTCCGTCTTTCTCGTGGTGGATGGCGGCTACATTGAAACTCCTGCCGCCGCACATGCCGTCTTTCATGTTGACCTGGAAATCGCTCTGGGCAAGGAGCTGCAAATCGAAATTTATCTGTGATTTCAGATAGATGTCGAAATTGGGGATGTCTTTCACGGTGTCCTTGAACACACCGGGGTCGGTAACGCTTTCTTCCGTGCCGGTATCTATTTCGTCGATGCGCTGACCGTCCACTTTCATTTCTTCTATCGTGGGATAGATGTCCTTCAAGCCTTCTTTTTCGTTGTCGGTGTCGAAAAACACTGATGACGGACGTATGCCTATCTTGTCGCGGTTCTCTGACTCTATGTAGGGTCTGTATTTGTCGGTGGAGAAATAATGTTTGCGACCACTGGGGTTCACATAGTTCTTTATATCGTCACTCTGGACTTCCCACCACTCCTGGAGGGATTTCTCCGGGAAACCGGGCAACATGAGGACGTTCACTGACATCCTGTCTGGAACAAGGCTCGTACCGTCGAGGTTGCCTGACGGGATGTTGGTCTTCACTGTACCTTCGTCAAAATACACGCGCTTGCCAATGCCGCTGCCTCTGATGAAGGCTTCAACATTCGTGGGGTTGCTGTCGGCGATGGGGTAGTGGGTGGGGTTGGCGGTGTTCCTGGCTTCTACTTGCAACAGGGTGTATTTCGTGCCTTCACTATGGTAATTGCCGTCGAGGTCATAGTAACTGCGCTCCACGAAGCCTTTTACTGCCTCTCCTGTTGACAGACGGGCTTTCACCAGATGGGCATCGTGGCACAGTCCTTCGATGTCGTCTATCTTGTTCGTGAAATACTTGTCGTCGTATTCCAGCGCAAGGACGAGCCTCACCCATCTGCTTTCAAGTGAGTATGCCTTGTTCTTGATGATGGCGTAGCTCAACGTGCCTATCTCGGCGTAGTAATGGTTGGGGAGGTTCTTGTCTGAACCGTAGGCGCGGAGTCTCGTGATTACGAGCTGACTGCTGTCTGCGGCTTCTTCTATCTCATACAGGCCCTTGCCTCTGCCATACTCGAATATGTGGTCGGCCCATATCTCGGCTGGCTCGATGTAGATGTTCCTGCCGCGGACCACGAAATTCACGTCAAACTGGCTGTTCACGAGACTCAACACGTCCCAACAGCTCTGGTTGCTTACCGAAAGGGAGGTGCTTTCTATTGTCTTGCCTGCTCCTGCGCCTTTGTAGCGCTCGTCCCACAAAGTGCCGTCGCAGCCGCGGTCGGTGACGCTCTTCACGCGGTCGCGCGTATATACGTGCCACAATCCGTCGCCGAACTGTTCGTTCAGGTTGGCCTGCAGACGGTCGGCGATGTCGTCGAGACTGCTCACGTAGAACACGAACTTGGGAAGGGCGGTGTAATGGATGTTGTTGTCGTTCAATACGATGTCGAGGAACTCTGAACGGGAGAGCTCGTCTACGGGGCTGTTGAAAACTATGTTGCTGTACTTGAAACCGTCGCCTTTCACACCGGACGGGGCGCTTTTGATCTTGCCGGGGTCGTAGTTTATCTCGAAACGCTCGCCGCGGTAGTCCAGATAGTCGCCGATGCTGAACGGGATTGGGCGCTCGTTCTCGATGGTGACGCTGACATTGCACGCTCCCATCCATTCACCGCTGTATTCAAGGGCGCTGACGGATATTTCCTTGCCACCGGTGTCTTTCAGCGGGGTGCCGTCTTTCTTGTATATGGTTATCTTGCTCTTCATCCCAGTCTGGTTATTATGCCTTTATTGTTGGTGATGGTGGATATTGAGGTGACGGGGTCGTCTGCCTTGAACTCAAACTCGGCGACGAGGATGTCGCCTTCATCGCCGTTCCTCACAAGATCGGCTTCACCCGGTAGCTTCGTGAGGCGCACATGGCGTCTGCCTATGCCTGTATAGTCGCAGTACAGCTTCATGTAAACGCCGCTGCCGTCTGCTCCCGTGAGGTAGTCCACAAATTCCTTGAGCTTGGGGTTGGCGCCGTATTTCGCACCTTTGTAGCCGAACTTTATCTTTATCGTGTAGGCTTCAAGACTCAAGCGACCGGGTACATAGGTGTCGAGACCGTCTTCGCCTGCCCAGCTCCTCTCACTCAGGGCCTTGATGCCGTCACCGACGCTCATCGGGATGCTCATGCAGTACATGCCGAAAGCGGCGATGGTCTCCTTCAATGGGGCTCCGTCGCCTTCTTTCTGCATATATACTTTGTAATAATCGGTCATAACGCAATCTTTTACAACAAAGTTAATAATTTATGTATAAATATACAATAAATATCGCATTTTTATTACTCTTTTATTCTTTCCCTGACTGTCACTCTGCCTTCACTCGTCAGTCTTCCGCCGTAGTGGTACACGAAACACCTTGCGCTTCCTTCGCAGTGGATGGTTGCTTCGCTGTCGTCGTAGAGGTTCACTCTTACGTATGACTGGTCGCCTGCGGTTATCCTCACTTTGCTCTTGTGGCGCACGTAGATGTTGCTGACGGCGTAGTCACGGCAGGTTACGGAGGCATCGCAATGGCCGTTGAATATAGCAGTGGAAGGATTGAGGAGACTGGTGCTTTCGTCAACATATACTCCGTGCCGGTGGATGACGTCGCCGAAGCTCTTTTTCATCACTTCCACACTGGGCCAGTTGTGTTGGATGCAGAAGTCTATGCCTTCAACGAATTTTTCTACCATATCGTCTTTGCTCGTGCCGTCTTGCCACTCGGCGGTCCATTGGGCACACAGACCCAATGTGACTGCTTCGTGTTTCATCTTGTCGGAGAGACGGCGCTCCTTGTAGCTTGTCTTGCTCATGTCTTATGCTATGTATAGTTTTCTTGTTCCGTTGGTGGTCGAACGCATCCAGTCGTACATCTGGTCGAGCTTGTCGTTACGCGCCTGCGAAAGGCTGACGAGGGTATTTAGCTGGGTGAGCTGCGACTGGGCGATGACATTGAGGTTAGGGAGAAGCTTCACGGCTTCAACGACAATGGCGAGGTTGGCGCGGTTCACGCTCACGTCGAGCCTTATGGCGTTGATGTAACTGGCGAGGAGGTCAGCGGTCTCTTCGGTGATTCCCTTGATGGTGTTGCTTGTCGAAAGACTGCCGTTCTCACTCAGATCGAGACCTTTTTCTTTCAGACTGTCAAGGATGGAGACAATGGAGTCGATGGCATTGCCTTCGGCATCTATCAGACTGTCGGTGATGGAGAGCACATCTTCGGCTTCAAGCTTGCCACCGTTGGCCTTTAGCTTGTTCTCAAGATTGTCAAGGGTCGGCTTCAATGCCACTTCCAGGATCTTCTGCGAAAGGATGTTCTTCGTCAGACTGTTCATCAGCTCTTTCACCTTGTCCTCGTAGGCATCAACGGCGTCTTCGCCTTTCTGCCAGGCTTCAACAATGGCGTCCGTCAACTGGCTCGCCCAGTCTTTGAGGTCAATGCTGTAGATGGTCTTGGCCCACGCCTGTGCAAATTCGGAAATCTGCTGGTTGGCTTCTTCTATCTGCGCGTCGTAGTCACTGATAGCGTTCTTGTCTTTCTTCTTCTTCTTGTTCTCGGAGTCGCGTTGCTTCTGAAGCTCGTCGCGCTGGACCATAAGGGAGGCGAGCTGGGCATCGAAATTGCTGTCCTTGTTTTGCAGCGACTTCTCTACCTGCTCTGCGGTCTGTTCGCTGTAACGGCTCTTGTTCTTGTTGGTCTTCTCCCATTTCTGGGTCTGGAAATTGAATTTGGTGTTCTCTTTCCGGAAGGTTTCAAGAACTTCCGTGAGCTTGTCGCGGGTCTTGTCGTTCATAGTGTATGAATACACTCCCCCCAGGGTAATCTCGATGGCGTGCTGGAGGTTCTTTGTCAGATTCTCCATCTCTTTCTGACGCTGCTTGCTGGCTTCTATCTCGCGTTCCAAAGCGGCGTCATGGGCGGCGGCAAAACTGCTGATGATACTGATGGAGGCAGCGGCAGCGGCTCCATACGGACCGGCTTGCTTCAGACCGAGGTTGTTCAAGGCTCCGGCTGTACTGCCTGCTGCACTCAAGGCGTCACTGCCACCTTGTATTATACCGCCGGCCACGGTGTCTTCCTTGCCGAAAGCGGCGAAGAGGTCTACCACGGGCGACATGATGCTTTCCAATGCCTTGAACTTGTTGGCGACGCTCTGGAGGCTCTTGCTGAAATCTGCGTACTTTCCCTGCTGCTCGTTCTCAAGCTCGCCTTTGGTATACTTGCCTTCCTGCATGCCCATACGTTTGCCGGCTTCGGCACTGACTATATATTTGCCGTCCTTGCCGGGTTCGCTGCGTTTCAGAAAGTCACCGATAGCATTGCCCTGGCCTATGGTGTTGAACATCACACTGAACGGGCTGCGGTCAATCTGCTCGTTGCGCAGCTTGTCAAGGGCATCACGGAGCTGCTTCACCACCTCTACGCTCAGACCGGCTTTCTTCGAGAATTTCTCTATCTCCGTGCACATGGTGTCGATAGTGTTCGATGACACCCTGTCAAGGTCGTCGAAAATCGTCACCCAGTCGGTGTTGTTCTTGAACTGTTCGAACTCAAGCTTGGCGCGTTTGTCCTGCCATTCCTTGTTCTCGCCTTCCGAAGCGCGTTTCTTCATTTCGGTGGTAGTACTGCTTCCCCATATCTTTGTCTGGTTGCTTTCGTGCTCCCTGTCGAGGTCGGCAATCTGTTGTTCAATGGTTCTGTTGTTCTTGATGAGCTCCACCATGTTCTTGATGGTGTCAAGGCGCACCTTGTCGCTCTCTTTCTTGTAGCGCTGCACCAATACGCTCAACGTTTCACTCTTCTCTCCGAACAGCTTGTTAAATTCGTTGTCTGACAGTGAGGTGACGTCTGCTGCGTTCTTGCCGGGATGGCTCTTGTCAAGCTCGTCCTGTATCTGTTTCATAAGTGACTCCAGGAGGCTCTGGCTCTGTACGGTATTCCCCTGGAAGGCTACTTGCATAGCACCTTGGCTGTCGCCTGTCAGATCATAGAGCTGCTTGTATAGGTCGTATTCTTCTGACAGCAGGTCGAGCTTGCGCGACAACTCGCTGTTCACGTCTTCTATCCTCTTCTGCTCTTCTTCACGCTCTTTGGACGAGATTTCGGCGATGGACTGCTCGACGAATGACTTGCGCTCTTCTGTGTTCCTTGACAGTCTGCCTACAAGCTGACGGATACTGCCGCCGTAGTCACTGCGGTCTTTCAGACCATATCCCTTGATAGGAGCGAAATTCTTGTCTTTCATCAGCTCCTTGTCGGCATCGGCTCCATACAGCTTCCGGTATTTCTGCAGCTCTGTGTAGTAGGTCTTATACAGCGACACCTTGTCCCTCAACGCCTTCAGCTCCTTGTCGTCCTTGTTGCCACGGTCTTTAGGGGTCTTGTTGGATTTCTTGGCTTGTCCGGTATAAAAATCTCCAGTCATGGAGTATAGAAGTTCAGTCAGGTCTCTTACGTTTTGCTTGGCTTTTTCCACTTCTTTCTTTGTCTCCTTGCCGTTCTTGTAAGCGGTGTTGACGGCGAGGAGCTCATTGAGTGCACTGTCTATGTCCTGATGCGCAGCGTTATTGATGGAATATACGGAGCCCTGGCCTGCCTTCTGCCATTTGTTCTTGTATGCGACAAGATCGGCTGCATTGACTCTAAGCCCCATCCCTGATTGGTAGAAATTATCATTTGTCTGCTGTGTGACAGGGTCCGGTTTGCCCTGGTTGCTGTAGACGAGATTGATGACTGCGGTAAACCGGCTATTATTGAGCATGCGTTGCAGATCGCTCTCAAAATACGGGTAGTCTATCGAAAGACGCTGTCTGGCTTCCTGCATCAGTTCTTTTACCTTGCTCTGTTCTGCTTCGTTCAGTTTCTGACCGCTGCGTATCTTGTCAGCAAGGACGGAACTTTCACGCTCTATGAGATTCTGCAACTCTGACCTTACCTGTCCTCTGAGCCAGTCATCGCCAAGACCAAGGGCTTTCAGCCAAGAGGCTCTCATAAAATCGGCCTGGTCTTTCGGTATCTCCACCTGCGCAAGCATATTGTCGAACATCTGTTGTGCAGCGCGTTGAGACTCAGGATTGGTGCCGATGTCAAGGAATATCTTGCGGAACTCAAGAGCAAGTTTCTCTGCCTCTTCCTTGAAATGTTCCATGCCTGAAAGATAGGCGTTGGTATTAGTGCGCTTGTCGGCAGCGTTAAGAGAGTGCTCCATGGCAGTCTTGCTGCTATAGATGCTCTGGAGATATTCCTTGTCCTGTTCAAACATCTTTTTGATATTCTCGAAATTATCCCCACTTTGTATCTTGTTCTGGGCTATGGTATTGGCCTTCTCTTCAAGCTCTATCTGCTCTCTCAGATAGCGAAGCCTGTCTTCATGGCTCTTCTTCTCGTCTGCTTTCATTACCAGACTCTCAAAGCCGTTAGGGTTCAGCTCTTTCAGCTTTTCTTTATATTCGTCAATGGCTGACAGCAGGGCTTTGTCATCTTTCTTGTTTATAACCTCGTTTATCGGGTTATTCTGCAAAAATTCGACAATGCTCTTGTATCGGTCTTTCAATTCGTCGGCTGACTGTTTCATCTGCTGTTTCAGCTCTTCATTGGCGCTCCAAAGATATGTAAGGCCAACAGATATACCTGTTATGATGAGCCCCGGCCATCCTCCTATCATTGCCATGAATGAAGCGCCTAATGATTTGATACCGGCACCAAGAACGGAAAATGCGGCAATGCCGCGACTGGCGAAAGCACCCCACATGCTGCCGCTGGCTGCCAAACGCATCTCGTTGTTCAGAAGCATGGCTCTTACTTGAGCCTTCGTCAGACCGTTGGCAAGCCCGTTTACCATTATCTGCTGGCGATACATATTGCCGTTAATCTTGCCCGTGACATACAAGCGCCTAAGGTCTGTTTTTGTCAGTGCTCCATTGACTTGCAGCAAACGTAAATCAGAATTGGTTATCCTGTTCTTGGTGGAAAGGATGCTTTTCTGAATATCGCTAAGACGCTTGCCTTGCAGAGCTTCCTTAGTGACATCTCCTGCTACTTTACCTTTTGCACTTAACAGACCGGCTGCAACACCGCCTCCTAATGCCATATTTGCTTTATGGAGCGCGAAACCGCTGAACGCCGCTATAAATGCAGGGCCGAGGGTATGTAGGTTTTGTATCAGCTTGGCTATAAGTTCAAGGGTTCCTTTAAGAAACTTGCCCGAAATAGTCTCACTGCTTGCCATATCACTGAGCATTATCTCCCAGGCATCTTTCATCTTGTTGTACTTTCCCAACAGCGTGTCTGACATCACGGACTGCATATTGAAGAACTGACCGCCGGCATCTGTCATTTCCCAAAATACCTGCTTCACGTCTTCAAAATCCACACCACGGCCCGTTATCCTTGTCTTGACATCGGAAGTACTTACATTCTTGCCTTCTTTCTTGGTGTAGTATTCGGACAACTTGTTGAGCAATGGAATACCTGCGTATGAGATTTGGCGAAGTTCCTTTCCATCGAGCCAGCCTCGTGAACGTACCTGACCGAATGCTAAGGCTATACGTTCAAAACTAACGCCGAGACCTGAAGCCATGTCTGCAAGGCGTTTCGTGGTGTCATAAAGGTCGTCATATTCCACACCGTATGCGGCAAGCTGCTTTACGTCTTTGTTCAGGTCTGAGAACGTAAAGGGGGACTCCAAAGCAAGGCTCTTTATCTGCTGGAACATTATGTCAGCATTCTGCATGTCTCCAAGAATACTGCGCAGAGCTATGTGCTGTTGGTCTATGACTCCTCCGGCCTGTATTATGCTGTCTACAAACTGCTTCACGCCGTATATCAGACCGCCCTGCAGGAAGAGGCTCTTCAAATCCTGCACTGCGGAGCTTATACCACCGGCTGACTTCCTCGCCTGCTCGAAGGCGCTTACAAGGTCACTCCTTACACGGGCGGCGGTGGCGGCGACTTCCTGGCGGTGTCTCTCTTCCAGGGCGATGGCTTGTCTCTTCTCGCTGTTTGCCTTGGCTTGCTCTGAGGACAGGCGCTTCGCTCCTTCGGCGAGGGTGCCGAAATAGTTGTAGTTCAAGCTTCCGAGGCTGCTTTGCCAACCGACGCCCTTGTTGCCAAGCATATTGCTGTATTCACGCAATGTGCGCAGGGCGCTTATCATTGAACGTATCTTGGCATCGGCTTCGGAGGTGTCAAGTCCCAAAGCTTTTCCTGCCTGGCGCTCTCCCCATAATCTGTTCAGGGCGTCTTTCAGTGCTTTGATTTTCTGTTGGCTCTTGTCAAGTTCCGCCTGTCGCTGCTTCTCGTTCTTGGCAGCTTCAGCGGCTTCCCTCTTCTCGGCTTCCATCCTCTCAAGAATGGCGTTCTTCAAGGCGTTAGTCTCCTGTAGACGCCTCTGGGTTTGTTCTTGCGAAGTGGTAGCGTTGGGCTTGTATGTGGCATCGAGTCGGGCGGCAGTCTGCATTGACAGTCGCTCGGAGGCGGCGACAAGGCGCTGCATCTGACTTTCCACTTCTGCAAGCTGTGCTTTTGTCTTCACAAGCCATTCGTCGTCTTTTGGACCGTGGAAACTGGAAATCTTCTGCTGTAGCCGGTCGTATCTCTCTCCAAGGGCGTCAAAGGCTTTGCCGTAGGCTTTCTGGACTTCATTTATCTGGTCCATATTGCCGGCAAACGGAACGTAATAACGGGTTGGCTCAGGAGCAAGGGATGCCCTGACCGCACGACGTCTATCAAATTCCGTTCCTCCCACCCTGGAGCGACGGAGTTTCTCCTCTGCTTCCATCTGCTTCTGTAGGGCTTGGGCGAAGGCACGCGACTTCTGTTCGGCGGCGGCTATCTCCTGCCGGTATGCCTCCTGCGCCATCTGTGCGGAGATTTTCTGGCGTTCCTGCTTCTGCTTCTCAAGCTCCTCCTCCCTCTTGGCTTGCTGTTCCTGGGCATGGCGGCGCTGCTGTAAAAGTTCTTCAACGCGCTGCATGTTTTGGTAGTCGGAAAAACCTGCGTGGCCTTTCCCGGTTGCATTTATTCTTTGTAGTATTTGCAACACTTTCCCATATTGCTCTGCTATGGCGGTTATATTGTTGACCGTCTTGGAATCAACCCCCAGACCCTCAGCTCTGGCGGCAAAAGCCTGATATTGCGCTATAGCATCTTGCAGTTTCTTGATGTCGGCAACTCCCTTGCTGCTAAGGGTACTTGTTGCTTCCGTTATCAGATTCAGTGCGTCCTGGGCTCGCTTGCCGGTGACGTCAATCTTGTTGAGAGCGTTAATAAGCTTCTTGGATTCTTCCTCCATACGCGTCTTCAACGTGAGCGTCATGCTCAAATCTCCTAAATTTCCTCCTGCCATATTCCTACCATTTTTGTGTTTTTTTTAATCAAGTCAATATCTCTCCAGAATATCTGTTTACACTCACTTCAGGAAATCCCCGAACGTCACTCCTTCTTTTCCTACAAGCTTGTCGCCGCCTTCCTTCTCCTTGCGTGCCTTCCAACGTGCATAGGCGGAGGCGAGTTTCTTGCGGGTCGGCCCCTTGTCTTTCTTCGGATATACCACCAATGGCTGATCGGCGACCATAAGGTCTATCTGCGCTGACGTGTAGCCCCACCAGTAGTCGTAGGCACGGATGCCGTAACGGCGCTCGAAGAGGAAAGGGAACTTCTCGGCTAACGAATAGGCGGCTCCCCAACTTGTTCGGCTTGGATAGCATCGGCTTCCTTCGTCGTCATCGTCATCCTCAGATTCGTCATTCCTATCACTAATATGGTAAGCAGCGAGGATGCTGTCGATTGAGTTTTTTTTTTCGCAGTTTCCAAAAGACGCAACACTTCCACATCGTCAAGGTCGCAGAAGTAATACAGCCAACGCCAATAGATACCGTAGAAGGCACGGATCTTCCAGATGTTGTTAAGAAGCACAACGGCGCATATCTTCGCATTGCGACGGTTCTCGTTCTCCTCTCTCGCCACGATATGACTGAATTTCATTATCGTACCCTTGTGGAGCCAGCCTATAGTACGGCGCTTGCCTCTGAACTCCACGTCAAGGGGCTCGGCGGCAAGAACGGCATCAAGCATCTTCTGGTATTCTACAGAGGGTTGCTCTATCTTTTTTTCTGACATGATATTTGTCTTAGTGTGATTTATACAATTAAAAAGGCGGCACGGCATTTCTTATGCCTGCCGCCTCTAAGGTTCTGTGGTGTCTCAGACTGTCGGTTTTTCTTCATTTTTAGCCGACTGTGTCGCTACGCTGACTTTTTTTTTAGATAAGCGAAGCTCTTCTTGCCTGCACCTTCAATACTGCCGGTCAGCTGGATGGCAAACGGCTGTGTGCCTGGGTTGTCATACAACTGCTTGGCGTAAAGGGCGAGGTTGGTAATTACCACAAGGTTCTTCTTCTCTGAGTCTACAAGGAAGAAGGTTCCTGTAATCTTCTTCTTCTTCAGCTCCCATGCGTGACCTTCAAAACCGGTTATGCCGTCAAGCTCAGTGTCACCGGTGGTCATAGTGGCTGTAGTGATATCCTTCACGGCGTCTGCACCGTAGAAAATCTTCATCACTTCCTTGTCAAGGGTTGGGACGGTGAGCTGGATTTTCACGTCTCCGGAGGTTGAACTTGAGGTCCAGTCGGCATCAAGGCCGATTACCTTGTAGTGGTTGATGGTCGGGTCGTCCTGGGTGATCTGAAGGGTGTCTACAGTCACCGGAAGGTTGTACTCAGGGGCAAACGTCAATGAAGTCTGCTCTAAGTCCACAACGGCCTGCTGATAGTAAAGGTCGGCGATGTCATTGAAAACGACCTTCAATTCCTGTTTTGTCTTTGCTGCCATATACTTATAAGTTTTTGGTTGGTTATTGTTATCTTGTCCTTAAACGGCCTTGTATCATCGTGATGTCGAATCCGTCTCCGTCATCGGTCTGCAATATTACCTTGGGCTTCGTGACGATTATCCGGGGGGTACGGATGGGGAAGACGGACAGCACACGCTCAAGCTTCTCGTCCATGGCGTCAAGGTCTGTGCAGTTGCCGAGACTGGAGGAAACACGGTTCCTCGTGTAGATGCTTATCTGGACGGTAGTGCTGTAGTCGTTGTATGAGCCGTCATCGCTTATCTCGTTGTTACGGATGGCGTAGGGCAGGCTCACGACGATAAAGCTGTCATAGCGCTTGTCTACCGTGTCGGGACGGTTGCGGGCTATGACGACATCACAGATGCCTTTCACGGCATTGCCCAAATCGTAGTATATCTGTTTCAGGTCCATCTTGCATTATATGTCAAAGTTTATCGTTCCGTTGGTTTCTGCTATGCCGATTTGCAAAAGGAATGGAACGTCTTCGTAGGTGCTGTAGACGGTTTCGACGATTTTCTCATTGAACTTGGCGTATTCCACAGGGCACACGCACATCAATGCCCATTCGCCTCCGGGCTTGAACTTGCCGATGCGGCCGTAGATGAGGTTCGGACCCCATTGTCCGCCTTTGCCTGTCTTTCCTCTGAAAGGAGGATCTGCTTCGTCGCCTTCATAATAGGATGGCTTGTCGTAGATTTCGCCTTTACGGAGGGTGGGACGGGTTGGAGGGGCTTCGCCGTCTGCGGAACGGGAGACGTACATCAGCTTGCCGCGGTAGTAGACGGAGGCATAGAACGAGGTGAAGGTGTTTCCTGTCACATTATAGAACTCACGGTTCTTCTTGAATGCCTCTACCGCCTTGTCGGCGGCCTTCTTCATGATGGCGTAGGCTCGCTCGTAGGCGTATTTGTTTATCTTGCCGAGCATCTCGTGCTCGAACTGCAAGCCTAACGACAGTCTGCGTTCATATCCTCCCATTGTCACACTCTTTTCAAACTCCAGTACACTACGGTCCTGTTATTGTCTCCCTCGCAGTCTTTCACGATGCCTTCTTCTGTGTGGTTGCCTATCCTGCAACGGATGATGTCACCGTCCAAAGGAAACTTGCAGCCGGACCAGGCATCGAAACGTATCGGGATGCTGGCCTTCCGCTTGTTCTCGTCTATACGGCTGTCTCCGGTCGTGGTGGTGTCGGTGTAGATACGACACTTTCCGCAGTACAGCTCTTCTTCCACATCGAGCAGGGGGGCGTCGGCTTCACAGAACGGATTGTCCGGGTCTTTCCTGCCGTGGATGACACGCACGATGCTCACATGGTGTGGGTAGCGGGGGTTGTCAATACGGGACTCTCTCATACGCTCAATGCTTTATGACGTGGCCCAACGGCATACCATACGGGGTGTAGGTGGCTCGCTTGATGCCGTGGGAGACAATCTTGAAGGAGGACTGGCTCTTGAATACTGATGATGGCTCAAGTTCCTGGTAGATGGCGTTGGCCTCTTCCTTCAACTCGCGCCGGTCGGTGTCGCTGAGCTCGTAACCTCCTCCCGAATGACTCCAGCCGTTATCGGAATCGGAGGTGTTGTTCACTTTGCTCGCACCAAGGACAAACCATTTCAGCGTGTCGGCGTAGGCAAGACGCAGGGTTGACTTGTCGGCGTCGCCGTATGGAATGTCAAGGTCGAGTCCGCGGTCCAACAGTATCGGGCGCAGCGTTTCGTCGTTGACGCCGAACTTCACTTTGCCTGAAAGGTAATCGGCTACGGTGTATATTTCACACTCCTTTTCCATGTCGTTTCTCGGTATTTAGGGTTAGCTCTTTTCCTTGATGTTGATGATCCAACGGTAAGGGAAGTCGAGCATCGCGGGAACAGCAGCGAGGAACAGGTCTGTCTTGAACTCCTTATACAATCCGTTAGGAGTGGTCATGTTCCTCAACAGACCGAGGCCGTTGTTGGTGGTTGCCCAAACTACGTCTACCATCTTGTTGCCCAAGGCTTCGAATATCACCTTGTCGCTGATCTGCTTGCGCTTGAAGGTGAATGCCTTGCCTGCCGGACGCAATACTACCGTACCGTCAGCCCAGCCCTGGATGGTCTCGACGCTGCCGTCGAAACGGATGTTCTGCTCCTGCTCCTCCACAATCTCGATTGGAGAAAGGCCGTTGAGGTCGGTCACGGACTTCAGGAACATCTCCTTGTTCACGCCGTAGTTCTGCAACACTGCTACATAGTTGGCTGCTGCCCAGCTCTTCCAAAGCTCCTGCACCTGCTTGTTCTTCAGAAGAACGTTGTTGAAGTCGTTCTTCGTCATCTGCCATACAAGTGGGGTCTTGGCGTACTGTGGGTATGCCTTGCGCCAGTCTCCCTCAAACTTGCGCATCTGCTCCAGAATGTCGCAGTTCTCGTTGGCCCACTCCAGCTTGCCGGCTTTCTTGAAGTTATTCTTCGGAATGTTGGCGGTGTGGAGAGGTGCCTGGATGCCGCGGGCGATGTTCGTGTAGTCGAGCTCACCGGTAGAAGCTAAACGGGCGGTCATGAATGTCATTGTACTGTTCAGGGAGTCCACAAGGTCCTGAAGCTTGTCTGTATACTCGTCCACGAGGTCGGCGTCGTCACCGAACTCCTCACCGAGCATCTTCATGCGATACCAACGCTCTGTGGCGGTCTCGCGGAAACCGTCGGCGGCGAAGTCGGGGATGGTGGCGGTATACCAGTTCATGTTGCCCTTCTCTTTCTGATAGCCTTCACCGAGCGGAGCACGGAGGTTCATCAGAGTGGCGGCTTTCAGCTCACGGGATTTCACCGAGAAGGTGGCAAGTCCCTTGTTGTCGGTAGGAGTAACGTCGGTGGCGATGGTTCCCTGGGTGAGATACCAGTCGTAGTTACTGAGAAGGATGCCTTCTTTGTTGATGTATGTCTGCAAATAGTCACGGTTTATCTTCGAAGAGAAAAACTTGGCCATTCGAGAATCGTTGAAATTGAATTTTCCCATATCCTGTTACAATCTTTTTACGTTATACTTTGCGTTGGTTAAATGCGCCAGAACTCTGGGTACAAGCTCTTGTTCATGGCGGCAACGGCCGGACATACGGGACCCATCTTGTCTTTCCACATCACAAGGTCGGGGTGCAACATACAGAAGTTGATGTTGTAACGGGGCTTGTGATACTTGTCGCCTCCGAGGTCGAAGAACGGAAGGTCGTAGTCGTTCGGGGCGAAACAGTTAGGGTTTGTAACCATTGGCAATACACTGGAACCTGCTGCGGCTGCCTCGACAAGGACTGTATTTTTCTTCAGTGTGCCCAATGTGGCGGAAAGGGTCACTTTCCATACGTCACCGGCTGTAGCGTCTGTCTCGGTCTCTACCTTGGTCACGGTAACACCGGTGCCCTTGGTGGTGAAGTCTTTCTGGCCTACCATAATGTTGTCGCCGACAAATGGGATGTGGACGAAACCGTTGCGGGTAAGGTATATCACCGTGTCTGTGGCGCCTTCGGTTGCTTTGGCCACCTCGTAGGCTTTCAGTACTTTCACTGTCGCACCCTTGCCGCTTACAATGCCAAGGTCGTGCTCGATGAGGTCTCCTGCGTAGATCTTGGCGGGACCGGGGAACGGATTGGCAAGCTGACCGCCGATTGGTGGACGGTTGAAAGCGTTCTTGACAAGGGCCTCAAGACCGGCGAACACATAACGCTGACCGCCGATGGAACCTTCGGCCTGCAGCATCACACCGCCGTTCATCACGGCTCCCTGGGCGAGCATCTGGTCGTAGTAATTCATAGAGTTATCCATAATCAGTCTTTTTTGTTTTTTGTTTGTTCTGTTACTTCTTTTCGTCTACCTTCCCGAAACGGCGCTTCCTACGCTCTATGATGTCGTCAAACTCATGGTCGTCAACCTTGCCGGTGTCATTGCCGGGGGTGACATGCTTGGTTGGGATGGCGGCACCGCCGTTGGCGCGCTTGTAATCGGTGGTGTAGATACTCTCGGCCTTCGCCGTCAGTTCTGCGATGTCGGCATCATCGTCTGGAACGGCGAGCTTCGAAAGCGCGGTTTCAAGGAAGAAGTCGTTCATCTCAAGGTTCGCCTTGCTGAACTTGTCCTTCAAACCGCTTCTTACGGAGTCAAGGGCGGCCTGCTTTGCTGCGCGCTTGTCTCGCTCTTCGTTGGCGGCAAGGAGCTTGTTGAGCTTATCTTCCAGTGCCTTGTAACGGTCGTCTTCGTTTCCCTCTCCCTGCTTCTGGCGCTCGTCTTCCTCCTTCTTCTTCTTGCGCTCTGCCTCGGCTCTGTTCTTCTTCATCTCGTCGGAGACGTTCTTGTGAAGGTTGCCGTCCATGCGCTTCAAGCGGTTCGCCAACTTGGTGACTATCTTGGAATTGGCTTCCTCGTCATCACCGAAATCTTCCAGGACATCATCAAGTTCTTCATTGATGGTCTTCTGGCTTAATGATGTGAACTTGGTAGTGTCTGCTTCCTTGTTCACAAGGTTCAAGAGTTCTTCCCTTGTCATGGTGTAAAATGTTTAGTTTTTGTGTCGGTTACATCGGGGTGCTTCCCCGGAATGCATAAGTATAAATATTTACATCGCAAAAATATGTATAAATATGCAATTATGCAAATAAAATTCTATATTTTTGCATTTAGAATGTATATATATACATAAATGGAGACTTTTACTGGACTTAAACTTGACAATGGAGCTCCTGTTTATACACAGGAGTACATACAATCTCTGCGCGACGCTGACCGCAAGCATCCTGACAGACTCAAAATCGTGGCACAGCGTGGAGGACAGGAACGTATGCTCTCTATCAACGCTGACATCAAAATCGTTGGAGGTTCAAGAGGTGGTTCTAAATCGTTCTCTTCTCTAATGGAGGTATTGAAAGACATCAAGAACCCTGACTTCCATGCAGTTATTGTCAGAAAGGAGAAGGATGACCTGCAGTCGCTGATTACCGACTCTTACAAGCTGTTCTCACAGTTCGGTACTTACAACAAGTCACAGAACGACATGACTTGGAACTTTACTAACGGAGGATGGCTGAAATTCTCGTATTACTCGGGGTCGTTCCAGGACTTCAAGGACAGGTTCCAGGGAAGGCAGTTCGCATATATCTGCATTGATGAGGGTACGCAGTGCCCGTACAAGAAATTCAAATACCTGCTCACAAACAACCGTAATGCGGCGCACATAAGAAACAGATTCTGGATCACTTGCAACCCGGACCCGGAATCCTGGGTGAGGAAGTTCATCGACTGGTGGGTGGACGAGGACGGATATATCATTCCGGAACGTGATGGTGTCATAAGGTATTGCTTTATGGACGGCGACACTCCGGACTCGATATACTGGGGTAACACCAGAGAGGAGGTCTACGAACAGTGCTCACATCTCATAGACAGACTATGGAATAAATACAGGGATAGCTATGAACCGCTTGGGTACACGAAATATGACGTGTTCATAAAATCGGCAACATTCATAAGGGCTGACGTTTCGGAGAACATAAAGCTGATTTCTACCGACCCTTCGTATATAGCGAACCTCGCACAGCAGGACGAGGAGCAGAGAATGCGCGACCTTGAGGCTAACTGGAACTGGAAAGCGGCGGGCGATGACTTGATAAAGATAGCGGACATGGAGGCCGTCTTTGAAAACGCAGAACAGGAGGGGGACGGTATCGACAGGGCATCGGCGGACATCGCCTTCACTGGTGGCGACAACTTCGTGATGTGGCACTGGAAAGGATTCCACATCAAGGACCTTGTGGTTTTGAGACTCGACGCAAAGACACTGGTGTCGTGCATTCAGACGAAACTCAGGGAGTGGGGAGTGGAGGAGTGTAACTTCACATACGACTTGCAGGGTATCGGACAGTACCTCAAAGGTTTCATGCCGGATGCTGTGCCGTTCAACAACCAGGCGGCACCGATGGCGAAGAACAAAAAGGAACAGGAGGGGGTGAAATACTTGTACAAGAACCTGAAATCGCAATGCGCATGGCTGTTCTACAGGCTTGTCAAGGACAAAGGGCTGTCAATAGACAGGGGGCTGCTTGACAGGAAATTCTCTGGTGACGGCTTCAAGAACTGGACTCTGAGACAGATTCTGCAGAAGGAGAGGAAAATGCTGCGGCGTGACGAGAACGGGGATGACAAGGGATTCAACCTGCTGGCAAAGACCAAGGCGAAGAAATATGTCGGACACTCGCCTGACTTCTTCGAGTCGCTGATATACATGATGATTTTCTCACTCATAAAAACTAAAAACAAAAATATTAAAGGATTATGGAGGATTTGAAAGTAACGGATTTGAGGGAACTGCTCGTGAAAAAGCCGTTCTTCGAAGTGACGCCTAAAGGCTACATGAAACACGACCTGTTCAACAGGGAGGTGACGGACAAGGAGAACCCTTCGATGCCGGAGGACACGCTCTACAGGAGGATCAAGACGCAGGCGGACTTCCTCAGGGAGTTCTATCCTTCGGGACACCGCATCTGGGATGAGGAGGAATATCCTGACATATACAAGCAGAACCCGGAGGACGGGAAATGGTACGTACAGAAGATAATGAGGACGGCGTTCGCATTCCAGTTCCTGATATGGGTGAAGCATGTACTGCACGTGACGGGAAATGACATCCAGTTCGAACTTACCGACAGCGAAAACGATAAGAGCATCGAAAATGACCTGAAACTGCTTTCCAAGTTCAAGAAGGGATGGCTGACACACAACGTCGAGATAAGGTTCTTCGAAGCGGTTTGTGCGTATATGAAGGTCGCCGAGGGGGCTATTGTGGGTTTCTTCGACAAAAACAAGAGGTTTGGAATGAAAACCCTGTCTTACGATAACGGGGACATCTTATACCCGCATTATGACTCGCTGACAGGTGAGATGGCAGCTTTCGCAAGAAAATATTACGACTATGATGATGACGGAAAGGAAATCACTGAATGGGTCGAAGTGTGGGATGACAGGAAATTCTACAGGTTCAAGAAGGGACTCGGTAAAGGGAAACTGGCTAATACGGTCGTAAGGATAGCGAGGATTTTCGGAATCAGCGACTATACGCTTGTCAATGAGGAACTGCACGGATTCCTGTTCGTGCCTGTGGCTTACAAAAGGAATGATGACGGACCGTGCTGGAGCCCGGTGCAGAAAAACATTGAAGACTATGAGGAGGCGTATGCTTACCTGTGCGAGAACAACAAGGCGTATGCGTTCCCTATACTGTCTCTGACGGGTGACGGAGAGAGCATTTCTGTGACAGGAGACAATACGGGAGCGGCTAAGACTATTCTTATCACCGACCCTGACGGAAAAGCGCAGTTCCTCAACGGAACGGATGCATCTAACGCTTTCGCAACACAGCTGAACAAATCGTATGACCTTATTTATGAATTGTCGTTCACTGTAAAGCCTCCTGAGCTGAAATCGGGTGACTTGCCTGGGGTCGCTCTGAAACTGCTGTATTCTCCGGCTATAGAAATGGCTACCAACGATGCACAGAAACTGCAGCCGTTCCTCGACCAGATTGTGCGTATTTGCAAGTTCGGAATAGGAACGGAGGAGGACTGCATGGCGTCAATGACGGGGTTGTCTGTAAACGCATGGATTGAACCGTATGTGCATCAGAATGACACGGAGTTGGTAACGAACCTCGCAACGGCGGTACAGAACAGCTTCCTGTCGAAACAGACGGCTTCGGAACGTAACTCAAAGTTCAGCAAGAATGATGAGTTTACCCGCATCATGAGGGAAAAGAAGGAGGAGCAGCAGCAGGATCTGCTTATGGACATTGAAAGGGCGGACAACGAGACGGAAAACGCTATCCAACAACAGAAGGAAGCGGCAAAGATAAACCAACAGTCTTCGGGAAGTGATATGAATACCGGTAACGGAAGGAAAGCGGGAAGACCGAACAAGTCCGGAAAGGAATATGACGATAACGGAAACTGGGACGGACGCAACAACTGGCAGAATTACAACCGTAGTCATTGACGCTTATGGACGAGAAAAGACGTGGGGCTGAATATGCGGCGAAAAGGGCGCAGGCTCTCAGAAACATGGAACGAAGAATACAGAAAGAACTGTTCCCAAAAGCGAAGCTCATCATTGCAGCGGCGAGGAAATACAGACGCGGAAACAAACTCTACAGGCAGGAGAAGCTGCTTGAAGAGGCGAGGGAAATAACGAAGGGGGCGGCAGGGAATATCAAGAAGTACACGGAGGCTTATGCTTTAGCTTCGGCTGAATTTCTCGCCACTGAAGGGAAAGGCATCGCCTCTCTGCTCTCCGGGAAGGTTTACGGAAAGACGATTGACGAGAGGATGATGACGTATCTCGACAATTTCGCAGAGGATATGGTGAGGATGATAAAGGCCGGCGTGATGATGGACTATAAGGAGGAGCAGATTCTTTCGGCTATAAGGACTGGATACAAGGACCCTTACCGCACTTCGGTAATCACAAAGGCGAGGAGAAAGGATGTCAACATCGCTACGCCTTCTTATGGAAAGGGTATCTTCCGCAATGCGTACAGCAACATCGTCAGAAACTCTACGCAGGTGATTGCATTGGCGTGGGGACTGGCAGAGAAGGAGTATGGCATGGAGATGGGGGCTGTCGGATTCCGTGTGCATCGGGGGTCGAGCTTCCCGTGCGACCAATGTGACCATGAGTGTTCGTATGTACACAAATGGACGGACCCGTTCCCGCCTTTCCACGTTTCGTGCGTGTGCTATGTGGAGTTTGTGTTTGAAGATGATTTAAATTCTTGAAGATAATTGTGTATGGATGGATATACTTTGACGGTACAGGCGCTGAAAACAGCGAAATCGTATGGAATGAAGGCACCGGAATATCTTATTTACGCTGACCTCAGAGCAGCGGGATGGTGCAAGCGTGATGCATGGAGCGTGGCGTTCCAGGGAACAGGGCTGAACTGGGAGAAAGCGGAGCTTGAAAGGGAGATGAACAAGCTGGAGGCGCTCGGATCGGTGCAGAGACGCGTGGCGGAACAACAGGAGAAAAGCAGAGGGGATGAAATATCTCCGGAGGAACTGGCGAAGGAGACTTCAAAGGAGACTATCCTCAAAAAACTGGTAAAGGCTGAGAAAAAGGCTAAATTCGGCTCTACGGACTGGATGAAGATTGTGGCGCTTGAAGCTGACTACAACAAGATTAAGCAGGATGAGATTGATACGGAGAACAATACCATTCACTTTCATCTGCCGGTTGACTACCCTACATGCAAAGAGGATTGCTTGCTGTTCAAGAATAATCTCTGCAAAGGGGGAAAATAGTTAATTTAATGTTAAAGGCAACAGGCAATTGGGAATAAGTGGAAGAATTGGTTACTTTTGCAACAACTTTTAATGGGCGGGGAGCTTTCCTCGTTTCATAATTCTAAAATTTTCAGTTGAGGCGGTGCTGTGAAGCATCGCCTTCTTTTATATGAAGTGCCGTAAAACCAATAAGTCTTTAGCTTGCGGGATGTAAGGCACTATCTTGTTGTTTAATATATTCTCTTATGGTGTTAGGATTAGCTTCGCCGATTGAACACACGAAGTATCCATCTGACCATAATGTTTTCTCTTTCCAAAAATATTGTCTCAATATATTACCATATAAGTGCCATGCAAAGATGGTACTCTCTTGTTTCAGTTTCCTTACTATTGAAGTTACAGATAACTTTGGCGGATAACTGATAAGGAAATGAATATAATCTTTGTCTGTTTCCATGATGTCAATGTCAAAATCAGAATTGTCAGCAATGTACTGAAAAACTGATTTGATGTTATCATTAAACTTCCCATCAAGTATTTTTCTTCTGTATTTGACACAGAAAATCAGATGACACTTTAGGTAATACTTATGTCTATTTTTACTCGTATAATTTTCTTTCATGCCACAAATATACATAAGCTTTTTGCTGTTTACAAAATAAAAACTATCTTTGTAAGCGATATGAGAAAGATTAATAGAACATACAAGTTCAGATTGTACCCGAACAAGGCGCAAGCCGATTTGCTGGCAAGGCATTTCGGTTGCGCTCGGTTTGTGTACAATTACTTTCTCAACCAACGCAAAGAGCAATATAGGCTCACTGGCAAAAGCGATAATTATTACGCACAAGCCAAGACTCTTACCGCATTGAAGAAGCAAGAAGCAACCGCATGGCTTAAAGAAGTAAATTCCCAAACCTTGCAGTTCGCTATCCGAAGTCTTGAAGCAGCCTATACGAATTTCTTTCAGAAGCGTGCAAAATTCCCTAACTTCAAATCCAAGCATTCTAAGAATAGCTTTACCGTTCCTCAGTTTGCTTCTATCGCTAATAACCGACTTTTCATACCCAAGTTCAAGGAGGGTATCAAGTGCCGTGTACACCGTGAGATAAAAGGTAAAATCGGTAAGGTAACTATTTCCAAGACGCCAAGCGGTAAGTATTTCGTTTCTGTATTTACAGAAGAAGAATACATAACACAACTTGAAAAGACTAATACGTCGGTTGGTGTGGATATGGGATTGAAGGACTTGCTTATTACTTCTGAAGGAGAAACTTTCAAGAATAATAAATATACAAGAAAATACGAGCGCAAACTTGCAAAAGCGCAGCGACATCTTTCTCGCAAGAAGAAAGGCAGCAGAGGGTTTAAAAACCAAAAGCTCCAAGTTGCCAGACTTCACGAAAAGATTTCCAACAGCCGTGCAGACTATCTGCATAAGTGCTCCATTTCCCTTGTTAGAAGATATGATACCATCTGCATCGAGGATTTGAATGTAAAGGGCATGGAAAGAAACCATCACCTTGCCAAATCCATTACTGATGCAAGCTGGGGCAGCTTCGTTTCCATGCTTACCTATAAGGCAGAATGGAACGGCAAAAAAGTTGTGATAATAGACCGATACTTCCCCTCCTCGCAGACTTGTAATGTCTGTGGATATGTCAACAAACAGACTAAAGATTTGTCTGTCCGTGAGTGGGAGTGTCCTATTTGTCATACTCATCATAACCGTGATGTTAATGCCGCTATCAATATTCTTCGTTTCGGATTAAACCATATATCGGCAGGAACTGTCGATTACACGGGTGGAGAGGAAGTAAGAGCCAATCTTTTGAAAGGCCGTTTCTCTGCGAAACCCGAAGCCCATGAGTCTTCAGCTCATGGGTAGTTCACTTGTACTCCTTGCCGGTGATGCGCTCAAGAATGGCGAAGAATGTTTCGTTCACAAGACTGTCACTGAAAAGCGGAAGGCTGCTTTCTGGTGGAAGTTGTCTGGTTTCCAAAGACCAAAGGATAATGCGCATGGCTTGCTCCATAGCGTAGCGGTCTTCTATGATTTCTACAAGTCTGTCAATTCCGTTGATCATCTCCTGTCTCCTTTCTCATTATTTCTTCTGCCATGTCAAGAAGGGTATTGGCGTGGGTCTCTCTCGCTGCGGTTTCTTCAACGGCGGCTTCGTTCTCCTTGCGAAGTTCTTCGTCGCTCTTGCCGGCATCGGCTTTCTTGTTCAGCTCCTTGCCTGCACGGTCAAGGTATTCTGACAGGAGCTTCTGTTTGGCTACCTGGTATTCGTAGTCACCTACAACGGTGGTGTCGGCGAACATCGCAACGAACATGGCTTCGGCGTTCTTGGCTTCTACTCCATACAACTGTCTCTCGCCGGTTTCGTCCATAACAACACGCAGTGCGTCGATGGCGTCATACATGGATGTGCCCATGATATACTCAACCGACCACGAACCGCTGATTGTACCTACCTTGATGAAGGGCAGTGTACGGCCGTTGCTAAGATGTTTCTGCACTTTCCTGGGAATGCCTGACGCGTTTCTCAAACGGCTAAGCTCTTTCTTGCCAAGACCTTTGGCATACTTCAAGATGTAGTAGTTGCCTACTTTGACTTTTACTCCAAACTCTAATTTCATATTCCTCTTTTTTTTATGTTATAAATTCTGTCTTCTTCCGTACTCGCAAATAAGCAGGGCATCGCAGGTGGCAAGCGTTATCTTCTTTCCCAAATGCGGGAACATCTGCTGCGCCTTTGCTTTTAGCCTGTTCTTCCACTCTGTATTCGTGTACTTGCTGCTGCTGCCAAGCTGGTATGTTTTCTCCCACTTGTTCGGCGTGACGTCTTCAGTGGGGATATGCAGGGCGAGCAGCGCCATCTGCAGGTGGCCGTAGCCCTTGCCGAAGTTGAACATCGCACTGCCGCCGTTGCCTGGCATTCCGCCTACTCGCTCCAGTGTGCAGAAGCTGTCGTCCTTGTACTGCTCCAGAAAGTCAAGCAAATCCTGCGGCGTTTCCGGCATCTTCACTACATCAAGCACTTCCCCGTCGGCTCCCATCACTGCGATGCCACCGTGCTTGCCGGGGTCTATTCCTATATATCTCTTCATCCCAAATACGGCCTTAATAATTTCATGCTAAATTTACCCTTTTCAATACTATCGTAAGTACTATCGCTTATTTTAAATAGATCTGCTCCCTCAGAGTAATAACCATTACTTGCACCAAACCATTTAACCGTTACATCTCCGCTAAACGTGGCTAAATGGTAAAAAGTCCAAGTACAGGAATTGTCAATGCGCCTATCTTCTTCTGTAACATCACAACTTAACTCCTCAGCAACCAATATCGTCTCGTTTAGCAAGTCGGCAAAATCACCACAAACATCATCAATATATACATCTTCACAACACTCTTGACGATGTGCCATAAGATAAATATCGCCTTCAGAAGTCTTAAATATCAAATGGTCTTCGTTGTAGGAGTATTTTTCCACAGATATAAGAGTTTTACCCTTTAAAATGCTAAAGTCTACGTAATCCACATAATGCCCCATAAGTTATTTCTCCTTATCTTTTAATTCTATAAAATCACCAACACCCAAACGAGCCTTGTTGATGCAGGATGCTATCCAGCCTATCAGATACGCTGAAGCCTCATCGCCATGCTCCATACCCATGGCTTCCTCTATTCCGTCGCAAACATGGGATGCTTCATGACAACAATTCTTCATCGTCATATCCTTCGTACTCGGAAATGAAACAAGTACTCCGTATTTGCTGTCGCTCTTTCTGACGGCATTACTGTATGTCACACCGCCATAGTCCACATCGGGAGCCTCGCACCCGTCAAAGCAGGTTTCTATCAATTTATTCAAATCCCTGCCGATATGAACCCACAATTTCCGTGGATATATCCCGTTCTCATATTCATAATATCCCTTCTTCATCGGCTCTCCTCTTTCTTCTTGTAATCTCTTCCATCATGTCATAGATTTCCTTTAAAATACCGTTGCAGAAACAATCGGTAAACGGGTCTGCCTCAACGAGCGGCAACTGCTTGAAATCTGTTTTTAACCAGTTGAATATCTGCAGCAACACGTATCGCGCCGTTGCTGCATCTTTCGCATTATTTATCACACTGGAAAGAGCGTCGCAATGTCCTTCCTTTATCTTATCACAAGAGGTCTTCATCGGCGACACATCCTTAATCCACTCATTTTCTATTTTGAAAAAATCCAAATCTCCCATTTCTTTAAGATCATCTTGGTTTATGCCCTATATGCCACATACTGCATACATGGCACTTGTATACTGTCATTCCCTGTCCGGCAAGTCTCGGATTCTGCTGCAGGTATTCCCACGCTTCATCCTCACTACTGTACGCCACCTTAGCCTTCCACGACCTCGACTTCCTCGTCCAGTGCTCAGGGTCTGGAGTGAAAGGAGGCATCTTGTTCCTGTATCTCCCCGCCATATCAGTCGTCGTCTCTGATGAAACTCTCGCTGTCCTCCTTCTTCACCGGAAGCTCGGAAAGCAACACCTGCTCCATAACCCTATCTTCAGTGGCTCCGTACACCTTATAGACCATGCCGGAAGGTGTCTTCCTCTTGAAGAAACGCTCCTTGTCCCTCATAAGCCTGCCGAAACGCTGTATAGAAGGGATGTCCCTCTCGTCAACGTCATTGTCCCTGCAGAACGTAGTGAAGCTCGTGTACATCTTGGCTGCGGGTATCTCAACGCCTATCTCGTTCTGCGCCTCCTTGCCCGGACGCATACCGTAAGCCGCTACCCAGGCAGTGATCGGCTGGCTGCTCATCAGACTCAACAGCTTCTGCCTGTCGTTCAAGTCTGACTCAGGGAACACGAAACGACGCTTCCTCAGCTCCTGCGCACCGCGAAGGACCCAGTTGAAGACTCCGCTGAGCTCGGAAGAGACAATCTTTGAAGACAATGCCTTGTCCTCCTTCTCCTTGGGGACTACGACGTTGAAGCTCACGAACTGCAGCCTTCGTATGAATCCGAAAGAGGCATCCTCGGAAAAAGGAAGCTCGTTCATGTTGAAGATCATATACGGAAGCCTGCGGGTCTCAAGGATATTCTTCCCCAATTCCCTCATAGGGACAGGCTCTCCGCTGACAAGTCTCTTGAACATTCCGTTGTCTCCCCTGCCGAACTTCTTAGCGTCAGAGTCCATTGACCAGTTGAAGATGGCGTTCCTTATAGGGAACCTCCCTCTCATTCCCTCGTCTCCCTGCGCAGTCAATGCCCCGTAGTCCATGGAACTTATCCTCTCCTTGCCGAAAAGGGCACTCATGACCTCATACACTACGCTCTTGCCGTTCTTTCCGGTACCGAGGAGTATAAGGCACAACTCTATTTTGGAAGTCGTCTTCCCGTCATATTTGTTATACGCATCACCCCTCTGCACAAGACCGAGTCCGAGGAACATCTGAAGTATCAGACGGGAGGTCTTGTCCGGAAGCATCTCGTGAAGGAAACTCTGCCATCTCAAACACTTCGCCTTGGGGTCGAAATCATAAGGGTGGTAGTATATGACGTGCCACTCGGGACCGAATGGCATCACCTGAGGGTCTGTCCTGTTAGTGCCGAAATCAACAACACCGTTCTTGAAAGCCACGACATCAAACTGCGGACTCAATACATTATACAGCTTTATCGTAGCAAGAAACACATCCCTCATCACTGTAACGTTGTCTACCATTCTCGCAAGCGCAAGACCTTCAAGCAACAGCCTGTAAGCCTGCTTCACCACATCATCGTCACACCTCTCGTATATCACTCCGTTGAAAAGATAGAAACTGCCGTTGTACCACTTCACAGGACAGTCCTTCGCAAGCTCCCTTATGCCACGGCAGAAAGAAAGCTTCTTGCTGTTGTACAACTCACCGTTGGTACGTCCCCACTCACTCCGCAGAGAGTCAAGACCGTAACGCGGATTCCTCGACAACGTAAGCAACTGCTGGTACAGAGTGTCTATCATCAATCCTGTATTCCTGCTCATATCAATTCTCTTTTCTCCTCATTTCACAATTTTATCAAAATATTACGCTAAATACATCAAAACACACGCAAAAACATATGTAAAAACGTATATCCAATGCAAAATGCACATTATGATTATTCAGTGCACACTTCTGAACATTGTAGAAGATTGACGTTTTTCATCAAGTCATTGAAAACCAGTTATTTACGGAATTTTCCATACCAGTGGTTTTTGCCTAACCCAATTTTAACTTCAATCTATTGTGTAGCAAAGATAAGAAAAAAATCTATAAATATGCAGAAGTACTTTAAAATAAGGGGATTATTATGCATTGTTAACATACATAATATGTAGGATAAATATGCTAAGACAAAATCTGACATTTTGAGTGTTTGACAACACTCATATTTTCAAAACAAGTTCCTCTGTATACTTATGCAAAATAACAGGCGTTAACAATCAATGAATAAATCTTTACAATTAACCTAAATTTGCAGTTGAGAAAAACAAGAAAAAGAAAAAATTTTTGTGGGGTTAGTGCTCGCGAAAGCGCCCATTTTCCACGGGGGGTGGGTGTCCTTTGTTTTGAGTGTCATTTCCACACTGAATAAACGTCTGAAACACACGTTAAACAATGTTATTTTAGATAACCTTGTTTTGTAAAGATTTTTTCACGCTTTGAAAATCCTTTGTTATTTTTGTAATTATTTTTTGTAACCCTCTGAAACTCAACCACTTACACGTGTATATTATTTCACTCATTTTGTATAAATATACCACAAATATATTTAGTTAAAATTCATTCACTGTGTTAAAAGATTTAAGTTAAAAAATTAAGTTAAAACGTTATTTTTACTGCCATTCTGTCAGCTTTTTTATACACTTATTTACATTGTAATTCATTGATATTCAAACACTTACAATATTTAGGCTTAAATTGTATGACAAACCTTTAGTAATGTTAAAAATGTTCTGCCAAATAGTCTGACAATTTCTTTTATGTTTACATATTCTGTCAGTATTTGTTAAATGCTTACGTCTTATAAGTGCTTGATAATCAATTACTTATAGTGTTTAACATATATGATTTTAACACATTTTGTTGTATAGTTTTTGCAATATAGTAAGTAGATAGGTAAAGCCTATCAACGGGCAATGCAGCACCGCCGATTTTGGAAACGCTGCCCTAAACTATTTTGAATTATGAAGACATTAAACGAGCGTGTAAAAGATGTAGTACGTACTGTTGTGCTTGATGCTGACTACACTGAACTGGGTGAGCAGTCTAAAGCCGTACAAGACTGGCTACAGAATGATTCTAAGTACATTCAACTAAAAAAGGCTTTGGAAGACTACAGACTTAAGGCTTTTGCTGAAAGCCCAGACTATCAAAAGATAAGCCGTGCCACATTGTTCACCGCTTTTGTCGCTGCTTCGAAGTTAGTTAAAGGTATAAACATACCTGAGAACTACCTTACTGAAGACAACGGGAAAACCCTTGAGCGTCTTGCCTCTGAGAATATATGTGATACAGACTCACGTATTGCTTCGCTTATATGTAGGGTTAACGATACCTTTAAACCAACAAAGGTAACACGTTCTATAGAGTTTGTGCCGTACACTATTGCGGAGATTCGCAAGTTGGTAGAGCTAATACAACTTGGTATTCTTGAGCGTGAGAAAGTAAGACAACAAGTAAGAGAAGGAAAGCGTAAACGTTAACCTTCAGGACTCAAGACAACGACAAAGGACTGCAATATATTGCAGCCCTTTTTTGATACCACAATTTTTAAGGGTGCTCAAATTGAGTGCCCTTTGTTATATCCTTTTTTTTGAGGATAATTTACAAGGTAATGAAGACAAAAAAGGTGCTGCAATGGTGCAGCGCTCCAGCTGTCTAAACCGACATTCCGTAGATCTCAAGTAACGGAACACATCCAGAGGAAATTAATTTCCTGAGGATGTGACAGGTGAGAGGACAGACAGAGGGCAAACCTTCATAGTGATATGGAGGAGCGGAGGAGAAATCCCGTCGAGCTGTCGAGAAAATCAGGAAGGAGTCAAGCGAGCGTTTAAGCGTGCTAACTACCTTTTCCGAGTCAAGCCCTACGCACTGAGTAGGAGTAGATGCAGGCACGGAGAGCAGGATCACGGCAAAAGTTGTACGGATCCCGCCACGATCCGAAGGCAAAGGAGAAGGCAAGAGCAGCCAGCAGAGGCAGGAGCGGAAACTCCCAGGAGAGCAACCCAATGCACCGTGGAGCCTGAGCCTAACATAAAGCGTTATGTGGGTATTGAGAATTAATCATAATTCATATTCTATCGTATGAGCGTGCGAGGTGTGGTTAACCAGAAACGCTCAATATCCGTTATCCGTCACGTGTGGCGGAGCGAGTGAAGAAAGTAGATACTGAACGGATTAATGAAATCTACCTGAAAGCGGTTATATGTGAGCCGTGTTACCATTGAGTATGCAGCAGGAAAACATATCGGACCAATCTTGTTAAATTGGAGGGTGCTGAATGACGTGAGATATTTTGCAACGAGAGCAAAAGGAAATGGAGGCATCCTGGCTAATGGGGTTGAGAAATCAACCCTACAATATAAACCATTAAAATTTTAGAATTATGAAGAAGATTGCGTGCAGTTCATTGTGTGTGTTGTTTATCATTTTGGCGTGCTCCCTGATACCTGCCTATATCACAGGTGTCAGGGAGCTGCTGGATGCAGCCACACTGACGGAGATAGACTGGAGTATTACACTGTGGAGCGGTGTTTTGTTCACCGTTTCCACTGCCTTTATAGGTGTAATCATTGCAGATGTGTTCATAACTGCGTATCTGGCGGCAAAGAAGTAAAGCCTTAATGAGCAGGGCATCATTTAATGTGGTGTCCTGCTTCCATCATTAACTGAATGATTTGAAAACTATAGAATTATGACAAACGAGATTTATTACGAGATGGCAGGAGGTTATATCTGCCTCTGCCATTATGGAGAACAGCTCCCAGAGACTTCACCGGATAGAGAAGGAAAGGAGGTGGCACTATGAGAAGAGAGAAGATATACAGCAGTACGATAATTCTGCTTGGAATTATTCAGGTGCTTCCAATTTTCCTGCTCCTGGGAAGTACGATAATTGGCGGTCTGCTTGGAGTGATTTATGCAGTTCTGCTCTGGAAATTCTGGAGAAGTACGAGAATTGGAAGATGGTTCATTCGAGAGTGGTGGCGTTCCACGCTGCTGCTTGAGCGGATCATCTTCGGAGGCAATGCAGAGTGTTGAAATTCTGCGGAGAAAATGCCGGACCTGAAAACTGCCTGTAATCCGGGCAGTACGATAATACTAACTAAAAACAGAAAGATTATGAAAACAAGAAGACAGGCAGCCATGGAGCTGCTTCCATTGTATAATGCAATGGAGACAAGGAAAATCACATTAGGCACTCTCGCACGGAAAATGTATAAGTGCGGTGATTGCTGGAGATGTGTCGGTGTGGGCTACGACTACACCGTGTAAGCCAAAACAGGCAGTACGATAATCCGTGCTGCCTTCATTGTCTAACCAAAACTTTGAATTATGAAATATATCAGAACCAAAGAGTATGAAACCACCATCGACGTATATTTCGACGGTGAAAAATATGTTTTCATCAACCGCTTCATCGGTCTCGTTGCCGTTGCCAGAAGAAAAGGGACACCGGCAATCTCCGATGACGGGAACACCTGTTATTCCACATTCACGGTGGAGCACACTGACAGCATCTGCAAGGAGACGATAATAAAGGTAATACAGAAGCAGGAGAGCCAGTATCTCCCGTGCAGCGTCGCCTACGAATGGCAGGAGGAGCAGAGATATTACTCTCTTCCTTACTCTGTCTCCGTGAAGCTGGAGAGAATGGGATAAAGCCTGAATGATCCTCACCTCAAAAGGTGGGGATTTCTTTTTACTAACCCTAAAAAAGAAGAATTATGAGAACAAGAAAGTACAAGACCCTGACAGGGCTGCTGAAGGCATGCGGCAGAAAGCAGTTCACAATGAACGATTTCTTGTCTGGACGGATCTATGCCGGCTATAAGACATTTAAGTTTGAACTGTCTGACGAAGCCCTAAAAGAATTGTCCGACGGCTTTTGTTATGCCTGCAACTGCCAGAAATCAAAACGCGACACGGTTTTCTTCAACATGAAATTCCATAAGATATTGAACCGTGGTATTATGGACAGACTATGGGTGGAGTTATGGAATGGCAAACCGAGCTTCACCTACTGCGTAGGACTGGACGGAGACACAGAATATCCTATTGTCAAGAGAATCCTCTACCGGGCTATTAGCCAAACGGCGTACATCCCAAGTGTGCGCCTCATTTTACTAACCCTTTAAAACATTAGAATTATGATTTTTATTAAAAGTTTCAAAAACTACGAAGAGTTCAAGAAGTTGTTTGCAATCGTGGAACACGGCAACGGAGCCAAGTCTCGCAAGAACAAGATCCTGCTTGCATGGCTCAAGGACAGACGATTCCTCAAGACGTGGCTCTCCTTCCAGAGGACCATGCTGAACAAAGGACTGGCTGAAGAGTTCGTCTACAAATACGATTATCTTAACGCCAGAAGTATGGACGATGTGAAAAAAGCCGTTCTCCGTATCTCGGAGTCATTCGCCGCATATCATTTTGACGGCGGACAACCTCAATGGATGGAGAGTTGCGGACCTTTTGTCCTTAACGACTGGCCATTGCGCCACCGGACTCTCTATCTTGACGACCGCAACGGGTTGTGCACCGACGGAGACACAAAATCCGTCCGCTACATCAATTCTGAGCGTGACGACAGGGTGTTCAAGATGAAGGCAGGAAAATTCATAACTTCCTGTCTCGACAGTCTGCCGTTCACAGAAATCCTACCTGAACAGGTCAAACGATGGATAGGCGAGGAGTTCGCCCGTGACTGGCAGGTCTATGCAGAGTCTCGCATCGGAGAACAAACACTGACACTCCACGTGGGATCTGACGAAAGCGACTTTGAGACCATCTACGACAAAAACCTATACAAGGGAGATTTCCACTCCTGTATGGGAGGCGAGGACCAATACTACTTCTATGCCGACGCCGTGGATGCCAGCGCAGCATGGCTGACAGACAGTGACGGAATGATAGTGGCACGTTGTGTCATCTTCAATGACGTCAGAGACGAGGAAGGGAAATCCTGGAGACTGGCAGAGCGTCAATACTCGTCCGATATGGACGAAGTCCTAAAGCAGACGCTTGTGGACAGACTCATCAAGGAAGGTCTCATCGACGGCTACAAGCGTGTCGGTGTCGATTGTCACGACAACAGGAATTTCGTCGCCAACAACGGCGAGTCCCTGAGAACAAAACGATTTTCTATCGAATGCCGGCTGTGTGAAGGTGATACGTTGTCGTATCAGGACAGTTTTGTCTATTACAACTATAACGAAGACATCGCATACAATTATGACGATGCCCACTACACTGACAAGCTGGACGAAACCGATCATTATTTCCAGTGTTCACACGACAACGAAAAATGGTCGGACTATTCGCAAGAGTGGATCGCCGATGATGTCGCCGAGTATGACGACTATCACGAGGACTGGATGCACGAGGACTGTTCGACTGATGCTATATATAACGGACACCACATCCATATCAACGAATACCGCACGAATGATTTCGTGTGGTCTGAAGAGGAAAACTGCTACATCTATGAGGATGAGGCGGTATGGGTTGAAAACCTCGACGACAACATCCTCAGAAGAAACGCAGTCGAGGACATCAACGAAGAGTGGCAGCGTGCAAACGATTGTGTGCACTCTGCATATCACGATGAGTACATCCTCAAAGAGGATGCTATTTACTCCGAAGTCCTCGAAGACTGGTTCGAAGACGAGGATAAGATGCACGAAGCTGAGAAAGAAGAACTTGAAGTAGAAGCCTGAAAAAAGGCGGGAGATATAATGCTCCTGCCTTTACATCATTAACCATTAAAACATTTAGAATTATGAAAGAGAAATTGAATTACGAGTTACTTAAAGATCTGTACTGCATCAATTCAAAAAGCGGCAGCGAGAAACGCATCCGTCGATTCATCAAGAAATGGCTAAAAGCCAATGTTCCTGAAGCTGTTGTAACACAGGACAATATAGGAAACCTCTACATCACAAAAGGTGTTGCGGTTAATTACCCCTGCCTGTGCGCACACATGGACCAGGTGCAGGATTTCCATCCTTCTGACTTCACTTGTGTGGAGACTGACGAGGTCATTTTCGGATATTCTCCCAAGATGCGCAAGCAGTGCGGACTGGGAGCCGACGACAAGAACGGGATATTCCTTGCGCTCTCTGCGCTGATGGAATACCCTGTCCTCAAATGTGCCTTCTTCATCGGAGAGGAAATCGGCTGCATCGGCTCAAGCGCCGCAGACATCGGCTTCTTCATAGACTGCCGTTTCTGTGCCCAGATTGACAGGCGTGGAAGCAGTGACATGGTGACAGAAATCTCCGGTCCGCTCTGCTCAGATGGTTTCATCAAGGCTGCGGACTGCGAGAGCTGGGGCTACCGTGAGTCCGGCGGAATGATGACGGACGTAGAGGCTCTTGCAGAAGCCGGTGTCAGCGTGTCGTGCATCAATCTGTCCTGCGGATATTACAATCCGCACACCGACTGCGAGTTCACCCACAAGCCCGACCTTGAGAAATGCTGGGCTTTTGTATGCCATCTCATAGAGGACTGCACTGGGGTCTATCCGTTCGAATACACAAACGGATGGTCAAGGTACAACAAGAACTTTTACGTCAAAGACAGTCTCTTATATGAGATGGAATGTGTCCTTGAAGAAGAACCGAATACCACATTCAGAGACTTCTACGACAACGTGGGATGTATGTATCCTGAGGTCAGTAGAGAAAGTCAGCACATACTGTTCGACTTTGCTAAGAAGTAAGCCTTAAAGAGCCCTGCTCCTCACGGAGTGGGGCTTCCTATTTTCTAACCTTTAAATTTCAAGAATATGGACAAGAAAAAGTACATTGAAATCCTGTCTTCCGAGGCGGAGAAGAACGGCAGGCCACAAGAGTCTGCCCTGGATGATTTCCTCGACTACGTGATAGACTATTTCGACATTAAGAGCCTGCAGTCCGGTATGGACTCATACGGCAATCACATTCTGGAGCAGATGCGCAAATCGCACGGCTTCTTCAATCTTGTCATAATGTGGCTTCAAGATGTCGCCAAGGCTATGGATCTTGGAGAATGGCTCGATGTGTTCGGCATTCTTTATGAGGAGATGTACCTCTCTCGCGGCAAGGCTTCACGCACGGGACAGTTCTTCACTCCCCAGTGTGTGTCAGACCTCATGGCTCAGGTAATCGACACCGGCAAGGAATGTGGCACGGTCAACGACTGCGCTTCCGGCAGCGGACGTCTCCTTCTCGCCCATTATATCAGCAAGAGCAGGACGGATCATTATGCCGGACGCCGCTTCAAGTATGTGGCGCAGGATTGTGATCCTATCGCCTGCAAGATGTGCGCCTGCAACATGATGGCGCACGGAATGTACGGAATGGTCATCTGCCAGAACACTCTGACGATGAGCGTGCCCTCCGTTGTGTATTATATCAACGAGGCTAAATATCCGTTCGACACACCTTACTGCTCCATCCGTGCGGTACGCAACGAAAAAGCCTGAAACGGCCTCCCTTCGGGGAGGCACATGTTTAACCAATTAAAAAATGATTATGAATACGAATTTTAAAATTGCGCAGTGTGGAATCAGTGATGTTGTCGGTGGCAGAATGTGGTTTTGTGTAAAGCCCGACAATCCGCATAAGGTTGAACGTTTTTATACAAAGAGAGAGTGCGAGGCGTATATACGCAAAGAGCATAATTCTAATCCTTATCTTCTGAAAGAATTGCGTAATACTCATGGCAGAGCGTTTATTTACGCCTAAAAACAGAGAGCTTGTGCTCTCTGACATTATTAACCAAAATTCAGAATTTATGAGAAAGATAAAATGTGACTACCATTATGTAGACAACCTCGTCGCACGATACGAAGAGGAGGGAGGATATGCCATACAGCTCAATGAGGGTTCGCTCGCCTCTGGCGACTGGATCCTGTACGACGACACAGGGAAGCTGAAATGCTTCTATATCTACGAGAAAGCTCTCAGCTCATGGGCTTCCTGCCAGATCGTACAGGTTTACAGGGACTGGAACGGATTCCCGAAGAAATACAAGAAGATGGTGGAATCCTGCTGTGTCTACGCCTGAAAACGGAGGGAGCAATCCCTCTGACATCATTAACCAATAAATTTATAATTATGAGATTTTACGTATCAGTAACACAGGTGCTAAACAGAGTGGTGGCTACCGAAGCCGAAGATTATTCAGAGGCTATTAATAAAGTGCAGAATGCCATCTATGAAGAGGAAATAACTCTCAATCAAAACGACTGGGTAGACGAGAAAGTGACCGTTTGCGACCATGAACAGGAGGAACACAGGGAAGCAGAGAGAAACGGCACTGTTTACCAGGAAATTTAGCCGGACGGAGGCACACGCCTCCACATCATTAACCAAAACTTTACAATCATGGATATAGCAATAATGAATTATTCGACAGCTGAAATCACAACAATCACAGGCTGTCCCGACGAGTGGGAGAACGAGCAGATCGAAGAATATCTCTTCAAGAAACTCAATCTAAAGGAGAGTGAAATACACTATATGTGTGCCAAAAGCGTCACCCACAAGACGGAGAAATACCGGCCGCTTGAGGTGTGGCCTCTCCTGGAGAAGTTCCAGGAGCTGAAAGTGAAGCATCCTGATGCCCTGTTGCTCTTCCGTAGCGGCGATTTCTACGAGGCTTATATGGAGGATGCAGTGACAGCCGCCGACATTCTCGGAATAACGCTGACGCGCTACAGCAAGCAGATGGACGGCGAAGGCAAGCCTATAAAACTGGCAGGATTCCCTTATCATGCTCTCGACACCTATCTGCCGAAGCTCATACGGGCAGGACAGCGGTTAGCTATCTGCGACCATACGGATTTACAGAAGAAATCTCTTCCTGCACGATAGCCGCAAGCCTTGAAAGGTGGGGCTGAAAAGCCTCACCGCATACAAACCAAAACTTTAGGAATATGACAGAACAGGAAATCATCAGGAGGGTGGAGAACGGAGAAAAGTTCTTCATAAACCTCGAAAAGCGCACTCTGCGCATCGCAAACCACCTCGTTGACCTCAAGGAGGTGGAGATGCCCGAATACAAAGGCGACGTGTTGAAGGAGATAGAGAGGAGATACAGGATATACAAACACTCCGTCCCATCCGAACGCTCTGAGTCACACCGCCGCAGGTATTTCAAGGCTCTGCCGGAAAGTAAGCTTTCCGACGAGGCGATGATGTACGGAGAGCAGCGTGAGGTCGCACGGTGCAGCCTTGAGCTCTTCGTCCTCATGGCAATAGTCAGAGGCATCCTCACATGGCACGAGGAATGGGGTTCGTGGTTCTGGCAGTCATCTGCCGACAAAGACCTCATATTGTTCCGCCAGTGGATTGGAGCAGAATAGCCGGAACGGGCAGGGTTCTTCCCTGTCCTCAAGAATTAGTAAACCTTTTTTATTAACATCAATTTTTTTGAATTATGAAACGAAACGTAATGATTTCAGGTGAGTTCACTATGACTGAGTTGGAAAACAAGGCGACAGACAACGGCAAGAAGACCGCCGTCAAGACTGCGGCTGCACGCATAGCGGCCCTCAAGGCTGCCGGCATCGACACTTCAAACTATTTCTCTCTCGGAGAGCAGATGGTGGTCAAGGTCGTTGACGGAGTGCCTGTAGAGGTCACAGATGATGATCCCGTGTTCAACAAGATCAAGACCGGGGGATATATCAGCCACTACAAGCTCTTCCGCCGGTGGGTGATGGCACAGATGTTCCGCATCCTGCGCGAAATGGACGAGCGCAACCTCAGTTTCAACAAGGTGCTGCAGGGCTTCGGCTACGAATACCAATGGCGCATGGTCGAAAACGAGTTTCTCGCACAGATGAAGATGTTCCGCCACGGAGACACAAGCTGCCTCAAGCAGCGTAAGCTCTTCTTTGACGGCAAGACTCTGGCTGACATGATAGACGATTATATCGACAAGCTGAAAGCCTACATTGAAAACAATCTCATGTATAAGACAGACAAGCATGGTGTCCGCAGACCGAAGCACACGTGCAAGGGAATGCCTTATGTGCGTCTCAACAACGTCAACATCTTCGTGGATGACCTTAATACGAAAGTATACAGACCGTTCAGGGAGATGGCATCCATTGCCACACACACCACCAATCCGGAGGAACTTTACAAAATCGTGGCAGCGTTCAACAGGAAACACAGGCATCTGTGCCACATCACGAAACACTCTTCAGCGTTCATCAACGCCTACAAGGGAGCAGGAGCGTATTTCACGATGCGCAACCTCATAATGTTCCACGGCGCACGTTTCCTCGGCATGAGCGAGAGCCGGTCTCTTGAGCATGTCGATGCCAAGGCGAACGCTTACAGAGAGGAGGGATGGCGCATGATGGGTGTTCTCAAGCAGCTCATCGCCGTTTCCCACATCTCCGTTGAAGCGAAAATCAAAGAGTGGGAATAACACGCTCTCCTGAAGCCGACAGCGTGCGGTGGGCAGGCATTCTTTACAGAAGCTTCTTTAAGCGGATCTCTCCACCTGGAACACCTCCAGGTTCCGTGATCCCCCAAGAGTAGCTTCTACAATCAGAAACTTGCAGCAAGGCTCCAGGCCTGCGGCCGCATACAAGCCTAATGGCCCGTCACCGTCAAAAGTGGCGGGCTTCTTAGTATAAACCATTAAGACAAACAGAATTATGAAAGAAGACAAAATCCTCGATATGTTCTTCGAGCCCGAACGCTGGCAGTACGCCATTGCAAAGGGTGTAGACAAGGACATAAACAAAGCTACATTGTATCAGCTCACAACTCCTGAGGCTCGCTCGCTAATGTATCAGCGGATGCGCGACGGACAATACAAGATAATGCCGCCGCACACGGCTGAGATACCGAAAGACAACGGCGATTTCCGCACGGTATACGTTAACGAACCCTGCGACCGCGTAGTCCTTTCCATCGCCAACGACCTCTTCTTCGAGCTGATGCCCGAAATGCTCCATCCCCGGTGCAAGTCTTACCAGAAAGGCATAGGCTGCGGAAGGGTTGTGCAGGAGGTGTCACGCCGCATCTGCAATGCCGGAGGAAAGACTATCGGATGGAAGTCCGACCTCTCCAAATACTTCGATTCCGTCCCTCTCTCGTTCATAGACAGGGCATTCGACAGGATAGAGGAGAAATACGGAAAATCGGCGCTCGTCGCCATTGTCCGCGACTATTACCATTCCGACCTCTACTTCGACACACAGGGCAACCTGTGCCGCAGCTACCAGTCCCTCAAGCAGGGATGTGCCGTGGCTGCATGGCTCGCCGACGTGATCCTCTGTCATATAGACGAGCGTCTGTCCGGTCTCAGCGGATATTATGTCCGCTATTCCGACGACACCCTGTATGTCGGAGAGGACTATGAAGAGGCGATGCGCATAATGCAGGAGGAACTGGCGGTAATGCAGATGAAACTCAACCCCAGGAAGGTTGAATATCTCGACGCTGACCACTGGTTCAAGTTCCTCGGATATTCCATCAAGGGGAGCTGCATCTCATTGTCTTCCTCGCGCATCAAGACTTTCCAGAAGGAAATAGAGCGCAGGACGATAAGGAAGCGCAACAATACCTTCACACGTGCCGTGAACGCCGTAAACCGCTATCTCTACAAGGGGTACGGGGAATTTTCGTGGGCTACGCAGGTGCTGCCGGTCATCAACGTGAAAGAGGACATCGACAAGCTCAACGCCTTTGTCATGGACTGCCTCCGTGCCGTCCATACGAGCAAGCGCAAGGTCGGCGGACTCGGATATGTCAAGACGCAAGCAGTGGGATGCATAGACCGCGGACGTGGCAGGAATGTCACGGCGAACAGGAGCAAGACGGAAAGCGAAATCAGAGGTTATCTCTCCATCGGATGCGCACGCAATGCGATGATGACACGTCGCGCTGCATACGACACACTGGTGGCAAACCTCTGACACACTGCGGTGGCGCACACCACCTCAATACCCACGGACGGATTCATTCACTAAGTCAGGGTTAATCAGGACGGCACGATGCCGTCTTTCTAAGACCCTGACTTACGATCAGTCTCCTGTAGTCATGTGCCGTACCGTCGGTGGGTATCATCATCCGGGCACACGGACCGGGGAGTGGGACGGACAGAGTTTAATTTCCTGCCTCAAGGACGGCAAGGTACCTTGAGAGATTCTCCAAGGTACCTTACTCGCCCAAGGCAGGCAATATCATCACATTATTTTCATGTGCCGGTCCGTAACTCTCCCCACATGCGGCGCACACCGCCCCGTCCCGACGAATGGCCCACGTTCATATATCCGGTTCTTGACCAGAGATAGAGGTTCCTGATCTCAATCTCATGACTGAGATGAGTTCAGGATCCTCGATTTCTGGCAGACCGGCTATAAATCGCTCCATTACAGCAATGTGCCAAGTCAAAGGTCGGAACATCATCCGTGGACGCGGACCGTCTTCCTGCCTGCCTCATTTAACATCTCTGGATACAATCCACCGGCATCCACCGGGAAACTCCCCGTTACTGTCCGGTGTCCATCCAGACATTATCTGTATAATACAGAAACGTCCCATCAGACAGGGGGAGACGGATTTTCATTGCCGAAAAAGACACACAAGTGGAAACGCTTCAACCATCACGTATGAATTGCGGCGGGACAGCAAGTATCTGTCTGTCCCGCCGCTTGTTACATACTGGATAGTATCTACTGACTACAGCAAGGCAACAATTTCCTTGAGTGTGTCTACAATACAACCAAAGCCCATTGCAGGGCGTTCCGTCAGGGGCGTGCTATTCATGTGAGTCGTGCAGATATGACGCGTGGAAGGCTAGAGCCTAGCCTTCAACGCGTCATCCGTCACGACTCTACAATCTACACTCTATACCCCATGCAACACAGCGCCGGAGACGGGACAGGCATTGCAGCCTGAAAGTGCGCAAGAAGGAAAATTCAGGAAAACAGTACGTATAGAATGATAGTCCTGCCAGTCTATCGCCTGGTAGTCCGATTATTCCACTTTACTGTTTTAATCAACGACATACAGACAAGCAACGCATCCTTTGAGCGCACACAATTTCATTAACTTCTTAATTTTTTGGATTATGAAAAGAATCGACAACATTTCCGAAGCTTATTCACACAAGCTCACCGCAGCTCCAATCGACGGCAAGAACGTGGTGGAAGAGGCTCTCTTGGAGGCAATCTTCGACAATTCCGCATTCGTATCAAACAAGCACGATGACTCCATCGGCTTCATCAACGAATGGCCTGCAAGCGTACATGTGGCAGGAAACGGACTCGTATTGCAGAACCTCAGTTCCTCACTGCATCACATCATCGTGATGCGCAAGGCGGTAGAGAGGCTGACCGGCGATGCCTGCAACGGCATCAATACATACGGCACACTGGCGTATCTCGACGACGAGGAGGCGATACCGCTCGTCTATTTCTTCTCCGTCACACCTGCACGGAGCCTGGTGGTGACAATCTTCTATGCTCCTGAATAGCCTACTAAAGCCTTTGTCCCTTCCGGGCAGGGCACTCATTCTGACCATATCATAATTCTATACTAATGTTTTATCTTCGGCAGACCCGCCGTGAGGTTCGCCTGCCGTATTTATTTTTTTTCTTTGAAAATAATCATGCGGAATATGCGGAATGCGAAGGATTTTCCGTATATTTGCAATGAAATTTTAGATATAATGCAGCAGTCGGGACCCGCCGTAAGGTTCGTTCCGGTTTTTACTATTCAAACACACGTCGAAAGGCCGTAAGGCACAATTTTCAAACCTTAAAATTTAGAAAGAATATGGCAAAAAAAGTAATTTTCGCAGACAACATCCTCAGAGCGAAAGGTATCAGCAAAAGGAATTTCGACACCTCTGAACTCAATGAATTGGTAGAGGACTTTTTCATGACACATGAAGCCAATGCCAGGTTCATGATAGTTTCCGTCAGGTTCGCAGACAGGGAAGGTATGCCCGACAGCGGCATCGAGAACCATCTCGGCAGCTCCTTCTATCAGTGGCTTTTTAACGGCGAACAAGACGATTTCCTTAATCTGAGAAAGAACAAGGATTACAATCTTCCGATGATCATCATCGACGAGCCGTTCATCAAGAACGTCGCGTCTTATCTCCGCTCGATATGCGGGTTCACCGTCAAGCGCTCGAAGGACGTCCAGCCCGAGGCTTACGTTGTCTCGCTGCCGTTGTGATGCAGCCTTAAATGTGCAGAAATAGTCGTGTTATCATATAATATTACTATCTTTGCACAACAAATACTAACCCTTAAAACATTGGAATTATGAAACAGGAAAAGCAGAAAGGATGGGAAGACCTTCTTTCCGAACCGCAGATCGAGAAGTACTCCAACGCCATCCGACAGGGTTATTTCGACGACTACCACGGCAACGAATGGCGCCACACCTTCTACGGGGCATGGATATGGAAACACCCGAACCGTGTCAAGGCAGTCTCGCGCTTCCGCGACCTCGTAGGGCATCTGCCTCAATGGGAGGATGTCACGGAAGACAATCTCCGTGATTTCCGCATGGAGCTCGACGAGAACTATGCGCCAAACTCCGTGAAGACCATCTGTGCCGAGCTCTCGGCTATAATCCGGGCACACGGCGACAAGAACATACCGCTTGATTTCAGCGGCCTCACGCGGATAATGAAGATGAAGAAGGTGCCTTCCGTCTCCACATACCTCACGATGCAGGAGGTGGAGAAGGTAAACATGTACCATCCCCGTTCCGTCTACACCAGACTGGTAAAGCGCATCTTCATGATAGAGTGCCTCACGGGTGCAAGGTGGTGCGACTGTCTGCGCATGTCACCGGACAACATCACGGAGCTTGACGGAGTGCCCTACATCCGGTACATCGCACAGAAGACACAGACCGAGGTGATGGTGCCGGTACACAGGCTGCTGCCGCAGTATCTCGTCAGGACTCCATTGGAACCCACGCAGCCCGACCTCTCGTTCTACAACAAGACCCTGCGCAAGATATGCCGATACTGCGGTGTCGTCTCGTGGGTCAAGGTGTTCAAGGGGGGCAAGGAGTATGCAGGGCGCAAATACAATTTCGTGTCCTCGCATACAGGCAGGCGCACCTTTGCCACCAACCTGGCGCAGAAGGGCATTACACTTGAGCAGATTGCCCTCATGATGGGACACATGAACGGCAACGTGCCGAACATCGAGATGACAAAACGCTACGTGTGCGAAAAACTGGAGATTGACAAGAAGGTGCTCAAGTTCTTCCAGTGAGCATCCGAAGCCTCAAAAGGTGCAGTCCATACGGCTGCACCGCAATTCATCAACCTTTTAAATTTGAAAGAATATGTATATGCTTGAACAATTCAGAAAAATGTCCGAAGAGGAACTTGACAAGGAAATCAGACGAGTAAGAGAACACTACGAGAACGAGGAGCTTTCCGAGCTCTACCGCAAGGCGGCGGACTACGAGATCCGCACCTACGAGGAGATGAAGAGCGAACTGCGCTACCTTGACCGTCGCTATCAGGACGATATGATGGAACGGGGCAGAAATGTTTGTGACGGCGAGTTCTGCGATTTCTTCATCGGCTGTCTGACCGATGCGGAGAAACACTCCAGTCTCCAGCTCCACGCTATCGAGTGGTGCAAAATCCGGGGCGTGCTCTCCGACCTGCACCGTCCGCATTTCGAGAACGAGGACGGCGAGCGGTGCGACGAATACGGACGGCCTCTCACTGCCGACGGAGAACACTACATCGGTGAAATCATCGAAGGCGGCAAGTTCCAGGACAGAAAAAAATGACCCCATTGGCCTCAAAAGGGAGCCTTCCGGCTCCCACTTTGTCTAACATTTAATACTTCCTGATATGAAAGCAGTAAATCATTATGTTGCGTGGTTCGAATACAAGGGTCAGCGCAGCGCACGTTACCAGGGCTTCGCAGAAAGCCTTGACGAGTTTCGCCGGATGTGCGAGGAGAAGCATTTCAACCTCGACGAAACCGACGAAGTTGAGTGTATCAAGAAAGACGCGAGGAATGCCGTTGGCAGACCATGCGAGAAGATTGTAACAGAGTATTAACATTTAGTGAAGCGAAAATATGATTACTACAGAATTGGCAAAACAGCTTATAGAGCAGGCTGAGTATAATTGCTCTGGCGAAAAAGTGGAGTACAACATAGACGACATACAGGCGCTCAGTGAAGACGATGCCTATCTCGTCTTTGCATCATCCGAGTCTTGCAAGACATCTTTTGTTTGTTACGAGGATGGTACGGCATATTTCCTCAGCGACTGGCAGAGTTGTTACCCTGCAAGCGAAGATGCAATTTCCGAGTTCAACAACTGGGTTACGATAGACTGGAAGGAGTCTCCAGTGATTTTCAACGGTCTCCCAAGAGTTCTATCCGATTTGTAAAATTTGAAACTAAAAAAATATGAAAAGAGATGATATAGTAGTATTGGAAAATCTTCAGCATGAAGATGACCAACCGAGATTTATCATTGTCCTTGCCAAGGAGATTGAAAACTATGCCGCCGATGGCAGCAGCTACGACTACTCTTTGGAAAACAATGAGTGTCAGTGCGAGTATGATATGATGAAGGCTATAGAGAAGAAGTTCGGCATTAATTCGGCAGAACTGTCTTTGTATGGAGAAGACAACGAACTGGAAGCCTGTTTAGACTCGGAAATCAGCGATGAGCTGCTTGCAGAAATCAACAAGTTCGCAAAAGGGTGGAGAAAGGAGAACGAATGGTTTGACAATCCGCTATACTGGAACTATTACGACAACTCAAACTACAAGTCCATACTGCTACACAGCGAGGCGGAAGACGCAAACAACAACCGTCAGTTCGATTTGCTCGACAACGATGATGTAACCGCCAAGGCCGTCATCGCAGCATACGACAGAGCTGAGGACGCTCCGAGAAATTGGGAAAACGGATTCTCCACCTTTATAGACGAAGAAACCGGATATGAGATCAGGTTCTCTCAATGGAGTGGTCACGGCAGTATGGCAGACGTTTATTAAATTCATTATACTTCAGCCCTCGACATCACGGTAAAGTCAGTTGATAGACAAGAAAAAATAACGCGTCTATAAAACATTCAATAATTTAAAACTTACAATTATGAAGAAAAATCATTTCTTTATTCAGGCACTATGCCTTTCAATGTGTCTCACATCTTGTACCAACTCTGACGGAGAAAAAGTCACCTTTCTGTTCTTTCTTGTTGTAGTGGCGATGAACATCGCACTCTTCTTCAAAATCTGGGGGATGACAAACGATGTGGCGGCACTGAGATGGAAATTCGCGCCAAAGAACGAATGGCAGGCTGTGCAGGATTTCCCCAACGGGACAAGGGTGGTACTGAAGGATTTCGACACCACGGGTGTAGTGAAAGGCTTCAATAACGGACTCTACGATGTAGAAGCCGACGGACACCACTACAAGCTACCATACACTTCTCTCTCACTGGCGGCAGAATAATCTTCGTCCCCACGCCTTGCAGTCCTGCTTGAGCGTGGGGATTTTCCGTTTATAATAATGTACGAAAAAACTTGCCCGATAATTTGGACGGTAACAAATATATTCGTATATTTGCAACGTTCAACAAATCAAGTGGTAGAGACGCAAGCTCTTCCACAAAACTTTTGAGGGAGGGCTTTAATTATGCTCGAAACTTTTGGGAAAAAGATATGCTTTTGGCGTATCGCCCCTTGCACGCATTGTAATGATGTGTGCGTGCCATCCACTTGAGGCATTGAACAAAGGGTAGCGGTACGCCCTTTTTGTGTCCGCATAGCTAATTGTTCAAAAATCAAGTTTATATGGACGAATTGATTATCAAAGAAACAATGAGTTCACTGCAAATAGCAGAAATTTCTGGTAAACATCACAAAGATGTAATGAGGGCTATCCGTAAAATGGAGCCTGCATGGGAAAAAATATGTGGGCGCAAATTTGCGCTTACATCGCAAATCGTTGATATGCCGAACGGTGGTACAAGAAAAGAATCTTGTTACATTCTCAACAAAACCGAATGTCTTTTCATTGCCACCAAATTTAACGATGAGGCGAGAGCAAAACTTGTCCTCCGTTGGGAGGAGCTTGAAAGAAAAAAACCACAAAAACGAAATCTCCCTCCCCGACTTTTCCAACCCTGCCGAAGCTGCAAGAGCATGGGCGGCAGAATACGAGCAGAAGCAGCAGCTCGCCCTGGAGAACAAACGACAGGCACAGGAACTCGAAGTGAAGGACGCACAAATCACAGAACTCAACACCGCAGTAAGCGAAATGCAGCCCAAAGTCTCATACGTTGACACCATCCTGCAATGCAAGGACACCGTACAGACGACAATCATCGCACAGGACTACGGCAAGTCCGCAAAGGCTTTCAACATCCTGCTGCGCAACTTCGGCATACAGCGCAAGGTCGGCGCAACGTGGGTACTCTACGCAAAGCACATCTCAAACGGATACGTGCAGTCAAAGACCTTCACCTACAAGCACAAGGACGGAACGGACGGAGCACGCACATACTCCGAATGGACACAGCGCGGACGCCTCTTCCTCTACGACACGCTGAAAGAACACGGCATACTGCCTCTGATAGAGAAATCATCAACCCTAACAAATGAAGCAAAATAAAAACAATTAAAAAAAACTCAACATTATGGAAATAACAAGCAAGGTTAAGATAAGCGATAAAGCAATGGAGGCATTGGATATGCTCCGCCAGGTAACTCTCATCTTCAACGAGGAAACGGATGCCGTCGAGGACCCGGACGAAGTCACCGAGATTGAAACCCGGTTCGCCGAACACATGATGCAGCTCTGCGACGACATCACACAGCTCATAGCACTCGACATCAGACACCAGGTAATATAAAGACAAAAAACAGCCCCACACCGACCTCCTTACGCCGTGTGGGGCTTTCTTCTATTTTCCCCCTTCGGGAAAAACATACATCATCAACCGTTCATTGGCCTCGTTGATGGGCCTGTAATCCTTCTTGATATAAAGTTCCGTCACCTTCATGGCAGGGTCCACATGGCAGAGCATGTCGTTCACAAGCCATTTCGATATGCCTGCCTCGTTCAACGCGATGGTAGCCATCGAATGACGGGCGGAATAGAACTGCAGACCTTCCACGCCCACTTCCCTGCCGACAGCCTTCAAGCCTTCGTTTATCGACTTGTTCAGATTCTCCGGTGTAGAGAAACGGCGGTGGAAGCTGAACACACGCTCCCCGTCGGCATCCCTCCACCTCTCAAACACATCCCTCACCACATCGGGCACCACGACACGCATCTCCGCGCCGTCGCTGCGCCTGTCCTTCGTCTTCGCCCTGTGATACACTATCATTCCGTCCTCATAGTCCTCTGCCGCCCACAAATCGGCGGAGTTCATCCCCATCAGACAGAAGCTCAGCCGGTAGCAGTCCAGCGCGAGGTCATGCACGCTGCACATGCCCTTCACCTTCTTCCCGTCATAAGGGAGGCTGAATATGCGCCTCACCACCTCCACTGGCAAAGCCCTCTTCTCTGCCACACCGGGCTTCGGTACACGGTATTTCCGCAGCGAATGCTTTATCAGCACCACATCATTGTCCTCGTCATTATAGTATTCGCGTGCGTCGTTGAACATCTTCACTATTGCGCTGCAATACAGGGAAGCGGCACGGGGCTTGTCACCGAGCCATTTTTCAAATCCGCGCATCAGGTTCACCGTCACCTCGTCAAACATAATCTCCTCCCTGCCCACAAAGCGTTTCAATGCGTTCACGGCAGACCTGTAGTTCTTCTTTCCCTTCGCCTCCGACTCTTCAAGCCATTTCTCCGCATATCCCGTAAACGACAAGCCTCCGGCATTCCGCTTCATAGTCACATACCTCACCACATCATCTATATCCATATCGTTCACTTCAAGGTTCAGTTCCCCGATCCTTTTCCTGTAAACCCTTATCAAGTCCTCACACCTCTCCACCACGGCCATGTTCTTTATCCTGCCGGAATCCGTGATGTCCTTCTTCTCCACAAATTCGTTCGTGGCGATATATTTCACCCTCCTGTCATAAGTCAGGCGTATCAAGACATTCCAAGTCTTGTCCGCCCTCAT